ATTTTTTTTATGCAAAAATGTAACTAGAAAGAGAGGTAGTGCAAATGTTTTCTGATGAAGTAAGAGAAAAAATCTTGAGCAAAGAAGAATTACAGAAACTTGACTTAGTGACATTATCTCTTGTTATCCACGCAATCGAGGAAGTTTTAGAGGAGGCAGACAATGAACAATCCTTATCAGCAACCGATTATGAGTAATTATGTACCTCAATATGGAGCATATCAATATAATCCTATGGCAAATATCCAGAGATTTCAGCCGCAGGAACAGATACAGCAATCACAAGTTCAGCAAACTATTCCACAGCAGATAATAGGTATTAACGGCAGAGTTGTGCAAGCAGTTGAAAATATAAACGCTAACGAGGTCCCTATGGATGGCTCAATGGCTTTTTTTCCTAAGCAGGATATGTCGGAGATATATGTTAAAGGTTGGAATGCTGACGGAACAATTAGAACGATTGTGTATAAGCCTTATACAGAACCAGGCAGAAGCAATGCTGGCAATCCGACAGCCGACATAGAAAACGCTAAATTTACCCTATCAGATGAAAGCACACAGCTATTCTTAAATAAGTTTGAAGAGTTATCAGAGAAAATAGGACAGTTGGAAGATAGATTTGATAAATCCTTAGGAACACAAAGAAAAACTTCAAGAACTCAAAGTAAGGGCGGTGATGAAGAATGAACCCAATTAACATTTTTCAGATGATAAAAGCTGGTCCGCAACAGTTCATACAACAGATAATGGGAAATAATCAGATGATGAATAATCCCATAATGAAAAATACTATGCAGATGGCGCAGCAGGGCAATATGCAAGGCATAGAGCAGATGGCTAGAAATTTATGCAAAGAAAAGGGGTTAAATGCAGATGATGTGTTTAATCAGATAAAAAGCAGATTTGGTAATTAGTAGCATATTAGATGTCTTTGCAAACTACCTAGGTGACATCTTTATGAATATATTTTTAGGAGGTAACAATATGTTTTCAAACTCAAATTGTGCCAGCGTACCATTAGTCGCTAATATTGACGGTAACGGCAATAACGGCGGATGGGCTGACGGCGGATGGCTTTGGATAATCGTTGTATTCGCATTACTCTTTGGATGGGGCAATGGTGGATTTGGCGGTTTTGGTGGCAACAATGGCGGTGGCTATGTTGCAACAGCAGCTACACAGGCTGATATTCAGAGAGGATTTGATAATTCCGCAGTTATTAGCAAGTTAGATGGTATTTCTAACGGACTTTGTGATGGCTTCTACGCTATGAACAATAGCATGCTTACTGGTTTTAATGGTATTAACACAAATATCATGCAGACTGGTTATGGCATCCAGCAGGCTATTAACGCTGATACAGTCGCTAATATGCAGAATACAAACGCATTACAGGCACAGCTTGCTAACTGTTGCTGTGAGACAAGAGAAGCTATTCAAGGCGTAAACTACAACATGGCAACTAACACTTGTGCTTTACAGAACACAATGTGCAACAACACAAGAGATATTATCGACAGCCAGCAGGCAGGAACGAGAGCTATCCTTGATTTCTTAACAAATGATAAGATAGCAACACTTACAGCAGAGAACAACGATTTACGCAGAGCCGCATCACAGGATAGACAGAACGCACTTCTTACAACTCAGATGGCAGCTCAGACACAGCAGATTATCAACTCTGTAAATCCTACGGCTATTCCAGCTTATGTTGTGCCTAATCCTAATACTTATGCTTATGGATGTGGTTGCAATACAGGATGTGGCTGCTAAAACTGAATAATTGAGTATCTTAATTGAGTTTAACTCGATTATGTCTGCTAAGCAGTATTACTTATAAACCCAAGGGCAGACTATAATGTTTGCCCTTATTTTGTGAAAGAGAGGTAAAAAATAATGGAAATAACAGGAATTGCATTACAAGCAGTTGCCGCCGGAGAAGATGTGGCATTTACAGAGACAGCCGTAAACGGAACAAAATGCATTGTACACAGGACCGGAAGCGGAATTATCAAGCTAAGAGGTATCACTAATCAGTGCAAAGCACGATTTTTAGTATCGTATTCCGGCAACATTCAAATACCTACAGGCGGTACGGTTGAAGCCATCTCGCTTGCCATTGCAGTAGACGGAGAGCCTTTGCAGTCAACACGAATGATTGTAACACCAGCCGCAGTTGAAAATTTCTTTAATGTATCAGCACAGGCATATATTGATGTACCTTGTGGCTGTTGCAGTACAGTAGCGGTGCAAAATACATCTACACAGGCTATTGAAGTACAGAATAGTAACTTAATCGCAGTAAGGGAGGCTTGATGATATGCACAAATGGGCTAAACAGATTATGGAATGTGTCAAGGCTAAAGTTGAAGCAATCGGATTAGATAGCTTTGAGGGGCAGAACCTTGACGATTTAAAGGATTTTACAGAAATAGCGAAGAACATAGCTTGCTTTGACAAAGATTACAGAATTGTTGAAGCTATGGAAAAGTCAGAAGATAACGAAGACATTATGCGTATGCTTGAACAGTACGAAGATTATCCAGACAGAAGATATTATGACCACTACCGCTATGCAAATGGCAGATTCGCCCCTAAAGGCAAGGGAACATACCGCAGAGGATATGAAGAGCCGCCATATTACCATATGTACCCAGAAGCAGAGCATATGAGGGATGTGGATAGAGATTATGGCAAGATGTACTATACAGAGCCAATGTCTGAAAGCAGTTATGACAGAGCAAAGAGAAACTACACAGAAACTAAGGAAATGCACAAGAATAACACGCCAGAAGATAAGGAACACAAGATGAAGTCACTTGACAGCTATACCAAGGAACTTGCAAGCGACATTACAGGTATGGTGGCTGATATGTCAGCAGAAGAGAAGAACTTGCTTAGGACAAAGTTAAGTACTCTTGTATCTAAGATATGATTTTAAGGGCTATGAGTAGCAATATTCATAGCCTGTTTTATTCAGAAAGGAGCATACAGATGTTTTTTACAATTAATGGTACAAATTGGCGAGTGCAATATGAAAATTCAAATTCGGGTGAATTAAAGCGGTCAGACAATGTTTCTGTACTAGGTGTAACTGATAGAAATACGCATACAATTTATCTGTCAAATGCCTTGCGTGGATTTATGCAACGCAAAGTGCTGATACACGAAGTATGCCACGCAATCTGTATGTCCTACGATGTATATTTGCCTATCGAACAGGAAGAGATATTGTGTGATTTTGTAGCAACTTACGGAGATGAAGTGTTTGATATTGTTGATATGGTTTTAGGAGCAGTTAGGAGAGTGGGATGATGAGCATTGATGAGTTGCTAAAGATAATTCAAAAAACTAATCCGACTATGACTAAGGAATTGTTGATATATGAGCTAAGACAATGCCGGTATTCAAGTAAAGCATTGATTTATACAGAAAAATGCTGTATTGACAGTAGTGCTTAAAAATGCTATTATTTAATAGATGTAAACAATAGATAACTATTATATCATTTTACCTTAATAGAACCATAGTGGAAAGTTGCATTGATACATTTTTGTATAGGTGCAACTTATTTTATTTTGGAGGTTTTGTTATGAGAGTTATTAGGTTAAAAATGTATCAAGAAATGGCTAGATTTAACAATCCATCAGCGCCAAGAGGCGTAGATTGTTACCCTTTGCCACCATTTAGCACAGTTAACGGATTTATTCATTCAATGTGTCAATGGAAAAAGTATCATAAATTAGATTATTTTGTTACTGGCAAAGGTGTTTACAATACCAAAACACAGAAAGAATGGCACGGTGGCAAGCGTTTTAACAAAGTTAGTGATGAAATGCTTAAGCGTTGGGATATTATAACAGATTATACAGACGGAAGCCACACCGGCTGGGTTAGTACAGTTAAATATCATTTAATGCTAGTTGATTTATACACAACTATATACATCAAAGCTAATGATAGTGACATAGATGATATATACAATGCGTTACTAAACCCACCGGTATATCCATCATTAGGTGAGTATGGTGATTTATGCAAGATTGAAGCAGTAGATATTGTGGAACTTAAGGAGCTTGACAAACCTATATCAGCTCTATTAGATATGCAATCTTATATTCCTGTTAATAAAGGCAATTTCGCAGGAACTATATATAGAATTAACAACAAATATGAAATCATCAAAGGTCTTAGACGATTCCAGAAAGTTCCTTGTTACTTAGTGGATAAAGGACAGGAAGTTGTTAGTAATCTTTTTGATGATGATAAACCGATTATTTTTATAGATTAATTTAAACCCCACGGAATATAATGCAACTTTTTTGCTACCTCCGTGGGGTTCTCTTTTATATTCGCAATTTCGTTTTTTGACAATTCCCAAAATTTGGTTCAGTTTTCATTCAAATGCTACTTAAAAAATTGAAAAAATTTCTCGCAAAAATATAATGCGCCATTTCAAATACCCCCGTCACTTTCAATTTTGAAATTCAAAAATCGGTTACACAGAATTTCAATTTTTGCTCCCGATTTTGTTCAGATTTGCCCTGAAAAATTGATGAAAAACTTTAGTATGGTAAAGCACTATATATAGACTTGACCGGTTGCGGTTCGTGCTTGTTTTGACTTTGTGACTTTGTGATTTGCCCTGTACGGCGGTTTCATTGTGTCAATGTAGACTTATAAGCCTACGAAACAAAACAGCCTTAAAACGCTTTTAAATGCATTGTGTAAAATGGGTATAATATGCCCTTGCAAGTCGCGGAAGCTGTCGCCAGTTCTAAAAGATACCAGAACGCACGCCGCCCCAACTGGGTACACTTGTACACCTAAAAAGGTGCAAAAGCCTTATATATAAGCATAGCATTATTATATTAATTTTTCAAGGTGCACAATAAAGCATATAAAAATATATGCTTAATGCTTGCGGCTGGAATCGAACCAGTCAAGAACCCACAGCAAGCAAAAAAAGGGGCGTAGATTGTACGCCCTTAAAAGCTAATTCGCTAATTTGCTTTTAATTTGTTTTAAAAGCTTTTTGTCGATTTGATAATCTTCTACTCTTCGTATTCTTAAGACATAAGCTCTTATGTCTTTATAATACAAATCAACAATTCCTTCTCTGTTGTGCCAGTCGTTCACATCTCCTTGCCAGCATTTTATTCTGTGTTCTTCTTTTTGCCTTGCGATTTCTACACTTTCAGCAAAATCTTTTTCTATATTTATTTTATCATTCAAAAACCTGTTTATTAGACCCTTAAAGGTTTTTAAATCTGATTTATATATATAAATTATATATAATTTTCTATAAATTTCTTTGCTTCTCTCGGTAAGCAATATATCTTTTTCTTTTTCTGCTTTAATCTGTTCTAACTCTGCCGCAGTTCTTCTTGTATACGTTCTCTTTTTTCTGTTAGATATAATTTCATCGAATTCTTTAACCGTAAAGTTTAATACTGCACTTTCTTCTATACAATAAAAATCTGTTTCATTGTAAATTTTTCCTGTATGATGCCAGGAAGACCACACCAGAAAATTCTCTTTCAATTCTTTTAATGTCATTTTTTTAAAATCTATTTCTGTTTTTTTATCAGCGTGCCAAAAAATGTTATCTATCTCTTCCAAAATAGTGGTTTTAGTCCACTTATACATAGGTTTTTCACCTTGCGAATACGCCCAAACGGCGTTGTTACTCATTTGATTTTTATAATATCCTGCCATCTTTTTAAATCTCCTTTACTTTTTATGTTTTATATGCTATTATAACAAAGACATTTGTTGTTGTATATTTTTAGGACAAGTGCTATTTTGAATGGTAAGAGAGGAAGTATATTGTACTTCCTCTCTTTTATTTTAGCAAGCCGGGGAATCGAACCCCGGAAGCGCCAACCTTGCTAATTATTTGCTTGCTAAAATCTCCCTTGCTAATAAATCCCAATAAAGACCATCGCCGCGTTTATCAAGCCATTTTTCGGCTTCTTCTGTGCTTTCGTCTAACCATTCAGCCATAAGCTGGATAATATCGTAATAGCTATAATCAACTCCAACGCCTAAACCTCTGAGCCATTCGATACAAGCGTTACGTTCTCCAAGTCTTGTGACTGCCCAGCCGTACTCATTTATAAACTTGTTCTTGATATCCTTAACTGTGTTAAGCTCTTCACTCTGTGCAACCTCTGTTAAATAATTTCTAACTGCTGCCTTAACTTCCTTGCTGTTTGTTCTTCTCATTTCTTTTTACCTGTGCTATAATATAGCTACCTTTCTTTTTTTGATTGGTGGCGGTTCGTTCTTGGTAGGGGCGGCCGCCTTTTTGTATGTCCTCTTGACAGTATTATAATAAACCTAAAATGGTTTAAAGTCAATAGATAAAATAAACTTTTTTTAGATTATTTTTGATTGACTTTTGAGAATGTATTTTATATAATGTAATAAAAAATAAAAGGAGGGTGCAAAGCTATGCTTGTATATAAAATAGATGTGCTTGATACGCTTAAAGAAAGCGGCTATAACTCTACACGAATATTAAAAGAGAACTTAATCAGCCAATCAGCGGTGCAGAAGATACGCAAAAATGAAATGGTAGGGATTAAGACGATTGAAAAGCTATGCGAGTTACTGGATATGCAGCCGGGAAACATTATCAAATATGTGGAAAAAGATTGAACCAAAAAAGTTTTAAAAAACTATTGACATTAAACTAAAAAAGGTTTATTATAATTACAGAAACAAAGAAAGGGCAGCCGAAAGGCTGGAAGGTGGAAATGATGAAAACAATCGAATTATTAAACAAGGCTGTTGAACTTGGATTTAGCAGAGAAAAGGCACTTGCTGATATAGACGCAAGCCTTGACGAAATAATCGGAGCAGAGAACAGAAAGCCAATCGCAGAGGAAGAAATAAGCGAAGAGCTGGCAAGCGATATTTTATTAGGTTTTGAATGTGAAAAAGAAAACAATTAAGAAAGGTTAAAAGGTGAGAATATGAGATATTTAACAGTTAAAAGAAACAAGAATGGAGAACCTAATAAAACAGATATGAAGAGCCTTGCAAAGTTCTTCACAAATGAAAATGTGGGAAAATATGCAGATTATGACAGCTATTTATTTGCTGTCGAAGAAACAAGAAACGCTGGTAAAGAATTTGTCGGATATACATTTAAAATAGCTACAAAGGCGGAGAAGTCTGGCGGATGTGATTACTATTTCGGTGAAGTTCTTGATACTGGGGATAAAGTTGTTATATCCACAGAAAACGAGTATAAGAGTTTAGACTGGGCGTATAACAAAGCTTTGGAGATAATCAAAAAAGAGTTCTAAAATCGGATAGATAAAATAAAAAAGGGGAGCTTAACGTTCCCTTTTTTTCTACGCCGTGCGTTACTATTTAAGAAATGCAAAAACGTATATTTCAATACATCCAATGTTGTTGTTTAAAAATACAAAATAGCATATTTCAATACATTTTTGTTACTGTTTATGTTTTATATAATAAACAGCTTTTTATATTATGTCAAGCCCAAAAATAAAATTGACTTTATAATATATTTATGCTATATTATTTTAATAATTAAATATATAAGATTTACACCCGATAATATTAATATTGTTATCGGGTTATTTTTATGTTATTAGTATATATAATAATTAATTAGCTGGAGCAGGTCCAACAGAAAGGGGAACACATGGAGAAAGTACAGGAAGTACCAGACACACCGGAGATATTCCAGAATGACATAGAATTATATCTGACAAAATTTTGTGAAGAGCACAACATCGAAGATATGACCAAAGAACCACAGAGCAAATGGAATGCTGCATTAATGTATATAAATAAATATGTTTTTAGTGATAAAAGTATATTAAAGTTAAATAAGAATATTAATAAAAATAATACTAATTGCATAATGGATAATAATTTTAATATGTATGATTATGATAAAGTTGAGTATATATTATATATATATTATTATTTATGTGCTGTATATGATAAAGAGTGTAGTATTATAGGTTTTAGTTTATTAACTGGAATTAATAGGGATACTATATACGACTGGGGTACGAAAGAGAAGAAGCTAAGTGCAAAAAGTTGTGACATCGCGGAAAAACTGCGCATATTCCGTGAGGAAAGTTTATCAAATAAATTGGCAACCGGCAACAAAAATCCGGTCGGAGTTCTGGCAATACTCAATCGTCATTTTGCTTGGAATCTTCCCGGCGTGAGTAGAGAAAGCACCACAAAAACAGCGCTGACAGCTGCAGAAATACGTCAGCAATTAAGCCAAAACAATACACAATTAACCGATAAACAGCAGATAAACGCTGTAAACAATTCAGATACAATTTAAACAGCTTGCAAACCGCTTAAATACTGGGTTTGTGAGTAATAAGTATTTATATAACGCTGATAAATTAAGGTTTATCGGCGTTATGGTATGGATATGGTGTTAATTGTGTTAATTGTTTGAGAATATGGCATAAAATAGACACAATTACACGGATAAGGGCGGAGGGGGTTTATTTACCTCCGGAACACGCCCCAACTAAGTCGCTCAATTATCCAAAATAACAAAAAGCCCTTATATATTAATATATATTTATATTATTATCACCACATAATACACATATTATATAATTATATATAAATAGCACCTAACTATTAATCATATAATTAATACTAATAAATCACTTATATATTTAATTAAAAATAATCCAATTAACATCTATACATTTAAGCTAATTAGGTGTATAATAGACACATATTAATCAATCACAAGATATTCAATAAACACATCAGAGAATCAGCCCGTCGGCTGAATAAATTCCAAAAAATTTTAAAAAACAGAAAAGAGTTAGGAGTTATAAATGCAGGGCAATGAATACCAAAAATTGGCTATGCGTACTAACGATAAAATGGCTCATCATAGATTAAGTACCGAATTAACTGGTAAGCTTCCACTTAGTCCTCTGGCAGAAAGCAATGCTAAGTGTAGCAACATAAATGACATAGCAGGACTTCTTAATGGCGTCTTAGGTTTAACTGGTGAAGCTGGAGAAGTATCAGACCTTGTTAAAAAGGGCATATTCCACGAAAAAGGAATAGACTTAGAACATCTTAAGAAAGAGTGCGGCGATGTAATGTGGTACGTTGCTATGATTTGTGAAGCCTGTGGATTTAGCCTTGATGATGTAATGCAGACAAACATAGATAAGCTTATAGCACGTTATCCAGATGGCTTTGATTCTTACAGAGCTAATCATAGGCAGGCAGGTGATGTCTAATGCTTAAGCCAGAGGAAGATTGCTGTAATTGCTTGTATAAATTTAAAATGTGGTTTGAAACGCCTTGTAAAAATTGCAATGGTAATCCAGACACATATCCTAACGGCACAGATAACTTTGCAGAACAGATTGATAGCACAAATGATATTGCAGCACTCTTTGAAGATAAAGAGTAGCTTAATTGCCCCTTAGCCAAGCGGTCAAGGCATAAGATTTTGATTCTTACATCATCAGTTCGATTCTGATAGGGGTAGTTCGCAAGTACTTAATCGTTACTTGCACCTTTGAACTTACTGGTTTGGTGGAATTACCATGGCATTAAGTTCTCCTTTCGCCTCATAGCAAGAGCTGTTAAGGACCGTCAGAAAGTCCGTGAGGTTTTACGTGTAAACAACACGTAATAATTATCTCATAATTAGGCAGTTATCCATAAGGGATAGACAGCGAGCGAAGCCACTTTCTTTGAACAACCAAACTGCACGGTGGAATACATCCAGCTTTGCGACGACCTGTTATAGGTGTCATAGCCTATACTGTCATTAAAGACTAGCACGTTATATCCCCTCAAAACAATATTTTTAAGCGTATAAATGACCTCCAAAGTAATTTATAAATGTGAATTGTTTAATCTCTCTGTGCCAGTCTTTTTTATTTCAACTTGTCAGAAATTCTTACAAGTTGACGGATAGTAGTTCAGATGGGAGTAACGCTTGATTCATTCAAGTAGTCACAGGTTCAAGTCCTGTCTATCCGATTACAACAAACTAGCTTGACGAAGCGAAAAGCACTTCCGCTGTGCCTGTTTGTTGTTTTTATCAATCAAGCGGAGTATGTATCACAGGCATACATAAATAATATCAAGCGGAGGTATTCGATTATGGCAACAATTAGAGTGCATAAAACAAAAAATTACACAGTTATGAGTAATACTCATTTAAGGGATAAGAATTTAAGTCTGAAAGCAAAAGGATTATTGTCTGTAATGCTTTCATTGCCCAATAATTGGGATTATTCAATAGCTGGGTTAGTTGCAATAAGTAAAGAGAATGAAACAGCTGTTAAATCGGCTTTAAATGAGTTAAAGGATAATAATTATGTTGTGGTTACCAAAGAAAACCCAACAAAAAGCAATGGTGGAAGAATAAAGTACACTTACGAGGTTTACGAAGAACCATATAAACAGAAAATAGAAAAACAAGATACAGAAAATCTAGGGGTTGAATGTCAACAGGTAGAAAACCACGGACAATTAAATACTAATGAATTAAGTACTGATGAATTAAATATTAATATACAAAATACTAATGAATTAAATACTAAAAGTAATTCTCTTAACAGAGAACAGTGTAATTCTTTTTTACCCAAAGATAAAAAAGTGAAAGAGTTTAAGCCGATAAGCGAATACACTCAAAGTGATTGGGAAGTTGCCGAAGAAAGAATGATAAGCAGAGCTGGCAAGATAGCTTATGATTGGACTAACGATGAAACGCTCAAAGAAAATACAGAAGCATTCTTTAAATACTTTTTAGACAAACACGGAGAATGTACTGGAGAATATCACTACCCATTAACAGATAAGGTTTTATCAAGAGTAGTAGATAATTTAACAAAAGAAACCGACATAGAGCGTGACGGATATACAGATACCTATTATGCGGCTATAAGTGATATGGACGATAATACAGACTGCAAGATGCTAGTTGATGAATATTTCAACACAAAGTTTTCAGCACAATGTGATTACAGCTTAGTTCACTTTTCTTCTGAAAAGGTTTTAATTAACATTATGAATCACGCTTGTAAGAGTAGTTGGTGTGAAAGTAAGGAATTGTAGGAGGTATTCATTATGAGTTCATATAAAGATTTACAGACCAAGATTTTTGAAAGAGATAATTATACTTGCAGATATTGCGGAAAGAGTAGCAGAGAATACAGGGCGTTGGTAATGTCACATATAAGAACAGCTTCAATGTGCGGTGACGATAGAGAAAGTAATTTAATTACATTGTGCAGACATTGTTACAATCACATTTCTAACAATGAGATTAGGACAAAGTTTGAAACAAAAGAAAATGCTGATTATTTTTGGGGATTATACCACGAAAAAGTCAAAGGATATTGTTATTATACAAACTACATCAAAAAGGTATTTACTGAAAATGGTGTGCTTATGACAAGACCGCAGATTGATAAATATGTCAATATATTTATTAAAAATAATGATGATTTTAACGCTTTCAAAGCAGAACTTCAAAATACAGGTTATAAGAATATGCCATCTAAAATGCGTAGTGATGTAAGAAAATATAATCATCAAGTTGAAAATCAAAGTAAGGAGTGATTATTATGGCAGCAGGCGTACACCCACTAAACAAAGATAAATTCTATGAAGCAATAAACCTGTACATATCGGGACAGGCTTCACAGGTAAAGGCGGCAAAAGTAGCAGGTTGTAGCGTACCGACATTTAAGAAATACGCTAACAAGATTTATGGCGGTGAAGAATTACCAGATAATTTATGGGGGAAGAAGTGATATGTGTGAGTTTTGCGAAGAAAAATCCCCTGTCATAACACATTATGGCAAGTTCAAGATTGATAAGTTGTCGAATAAACCTGTAATCACATGCGATTTGAATAAATGTCCGTCCTTTGCGGTGTGTTGCAGTAAAGATATGAATGTTGGAATGGTAATGAAAATAGCTTATTGCCCTATGTGCGGCAGAAAGTTGGTGGAAGAATGACTAAACCAATATATACATATACTTCAATTCACATAAAAGAAGCATATTATTTTGAACAGTTACTTGAAAACATTCTTAAAGGCATAGGGATTCCATATAAGCGCAAAGACAAGTATATGGAATTTGAAACCGATAAATTTACTTTGATATGTGCACCTTTGTTTTCAAATAATTGCTTGCCATACAAGCGGTGCTCATGCCTTATCCTTGACCTTGACTATTCAAGGATTCCGTTTGCAGCATATGACAAGGCAGATTATGCGACAGAGAACATTTTGCATGAAATACATCCAGACACAGAAGTTATTGACAAAAACGATTTTATGAAAATTATCAAGAAAATGTACGAGGTATAACAGTGAAACCATTAGAAGAAATATTTTTTAGGGCTTGCGTGAATGAGCAGAAAAGAAAATTGCGTTCGAGCGACCGCGAATTGAGCATAAGAACTATCGGTAATATTTTTGAAAGGCTTGGATTTTCGTACAAGCAGTTAATGTATTATGTCAGCAAGTGGTCCGACAGGGGATTTTATGATTATGGAGTGACGCTTGACTTAGGATGGTTTGAATTTGATAAGCTGACCGGAGAATATAAACAGATTTATGATTCTATGACAAGTACGGACAGATGGAAAGATGGAGAATTTGCAAGTTATATTGTCAGCAATTCGTTTAATCGGGAACGGATAACAAATTTTGCATTGAGAGAGCATCTTGGAATTGGAAAAGATGAGGACTTTTTCAATCCGTACAGAAAGGGGTAACTAATGGAACATCAAAAAGAATGGCACACTTGCGACAGGTGCGGCAAAGAAATAAGCGAGAACGAAAGAAGCATGTTTCTAAAAAGGGTTTGTAGAATAAGCGGACTTTTGGTTAGAAAATATGCTTATGAAAAAGTAAATGCTTTTGATTTGTGTCCTAGATGCCGGAAAGATTTTGAGAGGTTTATGAGGAATGAGTAATCATGAATTACAAACCGAAGCACTTAGAAACTTCGGTGTAGATATTTCAAAAGAAGCCATAAACAAGTATGCGTTAGAAAAATTCGGAAGAGTGCCGGAAACGCAAGCAGAGCGAGATTGTGTTATAGCGGATAAATGTAAAACGGAAATTAGTGGAAAGTTGGGGCAGCATGAATAACATTATCGTGATTACGGACAGTGCAAAGATAGCAGACGCAGAGTTTAAAACACTACGGCAAGGGCTCACTGATAAAGGATTGTTAGTTGAAAGCAATTCTGCTGATTTAGTGCTGTGTACAAAGGACTTGATGATAATTTTTTGGAATGCAAACGGCGGTTGGTATAGGCCTATTATATCATCTGACATTATTGGCTATTCAAATTGCAGAATTGGAGAATTTACTGCACTTTCAATTCTTAGACAAATTAGAATGTGGAAACGAATAGAAAACTTTATATATAACCTTCCGCGAGATGCAAAGGAAGTACCATATGGTAACATTGAGAATTTGAAAGTTTTTGAGGAACTAAACGGAATGAGCATGGCAGAAGTAATTAAATCAATAGAGCGTGAAACGCTTAGAAAAGCACAATTTCAGGAAATAGGCGGTTTAAATGGCAAACCTATAGATTGTTCCACATTAGGAGACAAGCCGGTTATTAAAGCAAATAATGAAGCTGAGAGAAGAACGTTGGAAGAATGTTTTAAGGAGTGAAATTGTGAAAATATCAATACAAGAAATAGTACAAAAAGCGGCTGACGAAGCATTAGACAATGCCACAATTAACAATATTCCGTTTCGCGAATGGATTGATAATGTAAATAATGCTTATGCAAATAAAAAATGCAATCTGACTTCTTGCCGATACAATGCAGATGGTAAGTGTACAAACGAAGAAAAGAGAGAAGAATGTGTCGAAGTGTCAGGAAAGGTGTTGTGCATAAATGAAGAAAACAAGAAGTAAAATAATCATTAAGACAAGAGCTGGCGGCTACACAAAGATTTATGCCAATAGGAAATGGCAAAAGAAAGTGCGTGTTATTGATTATCACGCAGAATGTAGTAACAAAGATGGTATAAAGGTTACTTGTGAATTTGATAGACTGAAAACTGATAAAAACGATTCAGTTATCTACGATGAAGCTAAAAAAGATTTTGCAAAAGAACACACAGTTGCAAGGATTTAAGGAGCAAAGTTATGAAAATAACAGAAAGGAATAACTGCATTGAAGAAATGCGTAAATGCTACAAGTTTGAGGATGATAAAACTGAAATAAGACTTGGCAGTATGCCAAGCGGTGGCTGTGACAGATGTGTATCTGTCAGCACAATGAATGAAAACGGAACACAGATTGAAATGACAAAATATGCAAATAAACTGAACAAGGAGCGAGATTATGGAACACCAAGTAATTGAGGGAACCGAAAAAGAAATAATAAGGCTTCAAGAGGAATTAGACGAAGCCAAGTTAGGAATAAAAACATCACAGAACGAGTTTCTCATTTGTGGTAATACGATGAAAATAGATATTCTTGGAGCAGAATATAAAGTAGTACAAGGCTCTCAAGCAACGTTTCCAGAGCTTGCGGATGTCGATGGCTATACAGATACATCAACTAAGACAATAGTTGTTGATGATATGAAAAGCATAATTAACGAAAAAGGAATGAAGAAAAACCTTGAAGAGCATAAAAAAGCTATTATGCGACACGAAGTAATCCATGCATTTTTATTTGAAAGCGGACTTGCGGAAAATTCAAACACTTCGGACGCGTGGGCAGTGAATAAGGAAATGGTTGACTGGCTTGCAATTCAAGCCCCGAAAATATTTTCTACGTTCAAGAAAATGAATATTTTGTAAACATGTATTACCGACTACGGACTAATTGTAGTTGCTGACCTTTGAAAGATAAAGGTTGATAAAACATAGAAAAGGAGACATAGAACATGAAAAAATTATTTGTAAGTGTGCCGATGAAAGGCAGAACAGAGGAAGAAATCAAAGCAAGTATTCAGAAGATGAAAAAGGTAGCAGAGATATACGAGGGTGAGGAATTAGAGCTTATCGACAGCTACATTGAGGATAATCCACCTAAAGACAGCAAAGAAGCTGTATGGTATTTAGGTGAAAGCCTTAAGAAGCTGGCACAGGCTGATGTGTTCATAGGAATTGCGGAGAACTATGATTGGAGTGGCTGCTGCATTGAAAGGGAAACAGCAGAAAGATATGGCATTAAAGCATATATGATTCCAGCAAGATATGTAATTGATGATTATAATGCACTTGTGCAGAAATTACATCCGGCTGTCCGTGACGTATTATTCTAACAAAATTTTACCGGCTAACAAATAGAGTTAGTTGCTACCCTAAAACAGTTATAGGCAGAGGTCTATAAGCACCTTTGCTGAAAAGTGGAGGTGCTTTTCTTGAATTCTGAATTAAATCAACTGATAGATGATTGCGAAAAATACATATCCCAAAATGGAATAGATGAAAACATCATAGAAACCTACTACAACGTGTGCCAGCTTGCCAAGAATGAGAGTGAAATTGACACAATGTTAAAATGTACGGCTAGGACAAAAGAACTCATAGAAAAGGCTTGTATGCGTGATATAGGGCTATCTATGTGGGAGATAGAGAAGTTTGTCTTTGACAATAAAAGTTCCTTTGATTTGCTTGATAAATACTATGATGTGTTGCTACTTGAAGCTCAAAGCAAAATAGTAGATAGTGCATTTATGTATCTTGAAAAGAAAAGAGAACCTAAAGAGCGCTTCTATATGCCACGCCGCAAGCAATTCTTAAAAATGGGGCTAATAGAAGCCTTGCAGGGCATGATTGATGATAAATACGATATATTGTGCGTATCATTGATACCTGGAGCAGGAAAGACAACTATCGAAAAGATGTTTAACGCTTTAGTAGCTGGCTGGTTTCCTAATGATTTTTGTCTTTTTTACTCCCATTCTGGCGACATTACACGAATGTACTATGATGGCGTATACGATATTGTTACAAATGCTGATGAATATGCGTGGAATGAAATTTTCCCCAATCTTACAGTTACAAGCACTAACGCAAAGTTAGAGCAGTTCAACATAGGTAAATATAAGCCATTTCCAAGCGTACAATGCACATCTGTCGGAAGTAAAAATGCCGGTAAAGTTCGTGCAAGTAAATTTTTACTTGTGGATGATATGATAGGTGGCATTGAAGAAGCACTTAACCCTATGGTACTTGATAAGCTGTGGGATAAATATGCGGTAGATGCTAGGCAAAGAAAAATCCAAGATACGGACGGACACAATTGTAAAGAAATACACATTGCTACGCGTTGGAGTGTGCATGATGTTATCGGAAGAATACAGAATATGTACGCAGGAAACAAAAGAGTTAAGACTATTGCCGTACCAGATGTAGACCCAGTAACAGGCGAGAGTAATTTTGATTATGAGTATAGCGGATTTACGAAAGAATTTTTTGAAGACCAACAGCTTTTAATGGACGAAATCTCTTACAGGTGCTTATACAAACAGGAGCCTATCGAGCGTGAGGGATTACTATTCCCAGATGATAAAATCCGCAGGTACCTTAATTTGCCGCACGGAGAACCGGAGATTGTTACAGCACAATGTGATACAAAGGGCAAAGGTACGGATTACTTTGTACTACCGGTATTGCAAAAACACGGAGAAGATTATTACTGTATTGATTGTGTATGCGATAACACAGCAGATTACGAAGAACAATACAGAAATGCCGCAGGAGTGCTTGTGAATAATAAAGTACAAGAGTGTGAATTTGAGCGTAATGCCGGCGGCGACAGAGTTGCAATGGAAGTCAATAAAAGAGTTGAAAGTGTAGGCTGGATATGTAACATCACCGATACACCAACTGAAACGAATAAGGAAGCAAGGATATTTCAATGTTCCAACTGGATATTGCAACATATTATCTTTAAAGACCCCTCACTTTATAAGCCTAACGAGCCATATGGGGTAATGATGTCACTATTAAAGCAGTATTCAGTATCGGGTAAGAAACAATTAGATGATGTTCCAGATGTTTTCTCAAACTTTGCACTAAGAATGACACAAGGTAATAGAACGGCTAAAGTCGAAGCTACTAAAAATCCATTTAGGAGGTATTAATATTATGATAACAAAGGAAGTTTTATCACAGTATTCAGACTTACAGGAAGAAGTAAAAGAAGTAAGACTAAAGATAGAACGACTTGAAAAAGATATAAGCAAAATTGAAGCCGGAGAAATGGTTATAGATTCTGTTAGCGGCGGCGATGGCGGCAAACAGCATTTTAAGATTGAGGGCATACCATTCCCAGAGTACAGCAGAAAGAAAACACTTCTTTATGCCAGAAAAGCCACATTGCAGTTGCTTGAAGATGATTTATTAGAAAAAACCAATGAGATTGAAGAATTTATTGCAAGTGTTGACGATAGTAGAATGAGAAGAATAATCAATCTTAGATTTTTAGAAAATAAGACTTGGATTCAGATAGCACATATCATAGGTGGCAACACAGAAAGTAGCGTAAAAATGGCTTTTCAAAGATTTATTGAAAAAAATTAAAAGATGTTACGATTGTGACGAAAAAATTATGTATTATTACAATGAGCAAAGCAAATTTCATAAACATGTATAATCCTTATCGAAAAGCATCGTCATTTAATTATGGCGGTGCTTTTACTATGCAACGAGGTAACAATATGATTTTTTATACAAACAAAGACAAGTCAATTATGTGTCCGAACTGCCACAAGTTTTTGACTAAGGCAGACAGCAAAGACCCACGAACACATAAACTGGCTTGTAGGCACTGCCACAAGTGGATTTGGTATGTACCTAACGATGATGATAATTTTCAGATTAAGGAAATACCACAAAGCAGAAGTTCAAGCGGTATGACATTTTATTAGGAGCAAGATATGAACACAATGTATTTTCAAGACCTTGTTAGAGGCTGTTATGGTAGAAAAATTGCATACACGAATGTAGATACAATAACTGCTAACAATGTTGTTAAGGTTATTGGAAGTACTATAGGCGTATTTAATTGGAATAAGCCAGTTATCAAGTATCTGTGGCATTACTACAAGGGCGACCAACCAATATTGTACAGGCATAAGCTAACCAATGAAGATATTACAAACAAGATTGTTGAAAATCACGCATATGAAATTGTTCAGTTTAAGGTAGGACAAACATATGGCGAGCCAATCCAGTTTATTAGCCGCAAAGATGATGAAGCTATCAATAAGGCGGTTGATATACTCAATGATTTTATGGCGGATGCCAATAAGCAGGAGAAAGATATTAAAGCTGGAGAGTGGCAGTCGGCAACAGGAACATCATTTAAAGCGGTTCAGCCTAAAAATGGAGATGTACCATTCAGAATTGTAGCACCTACACCAATGAATACTTACGTTGTTTACAATGAAAGCACAGAAGAACCTATGCTTGTTGTACAGGAACTTAAAGATGAAGATGGAAACTGGTATAAAATGGCTTTTTCCGACACAATGTCTTTTAGAATTGCTGACAGCAAAGTAATTGAAGCAAAACTACATACATATGGCGAAATTCCTATTGTTGAGTTTCCTAATAACCACGAAAGGATATCTGATATTGAGCTTGTCATAGGTATGTTGGATGCTATTAATAATATGCAGTCTAACAGAATGGATAGTATACAGCAGTTTGTTGAGTATTGGGTCAAGTTTGTTAATTGTGAAGTTGACACAGAAACATTTGAAAAAATGAAAATGAACCACGCCCTTACAGTTAAATCTATCAATAAAGACAACAAGTCAGACGTTGAGATTATGACACAGGAGCTTAATCAGACACAATGTCAAGTTGCTAAAGACGATTTACTTGATAATCTTCAAGCTATCCTAGCAATACCGAATAGAGAATCACAAAACTCTGGCGGTGATACACAGGGAGCGGTATCTTTGAGAGCTGGATGGGATTTTTCAAAAACTAGAGCAAAGCAAAAAGACCCTATTGTAAAATCCGCAGAGAAAAGGCTCGCGATAGTAACTTTGAATGTATTGCGGTTAGCAGGAAATGACTTAAAGCTATCGCCAAGAGATTTTGATGTACAAATTAATCATAGTCCGTTAGATAATCTCTATACAAAGACACAAGCACTCGCACAAATGCTACAAGTAGGAATAAATCCAAGAATAGCGGTTGCAACGTGTGGATTATGGGGGGATGCGGAAAAAGTATCTTTACAGTCACAACCATATTTTGATGTTCTGTATAAAACAATAGATATGGTAAACGAAGAAATGAAAAAACAGTCAAAAAATAATCAACTTAATAATCAGCAAAATAAGGCAGTTATCGAATAATCGGTAGCTGCTTTTATTTTATACATTTTGCAGCTATGCGGTAAATAGCAGAAGACACAGCAGGAGCGACCTGCGGTAACAAAAGCGTGTGTTTAACGGAGGTAATTATGACAAGAGAAGATGTATTAAAACTTTTCCCAGAGGCAACAGATGAACAGGTTACCAATCTTCTTAATCAGAACAATTCAGAAGTTGCTACGGAGAAAAACAAGGCAAAGCAGTACAAAGCTAAAGCTGACACAGCAGACGACTTACAGAAGCAGCTTGATGAAATACAGGCTGGCAATCTGACAGAGCTTGAAAAGGCAAATAAGGCATTAGATACAGCTAATCAGCAGATAGCCGATTTACAGAAATCTAACGCTATCAGAGACCAGAGGGAAGCAGCCATGACTAATTTTAAGATTACTGCTGAACAGGCAAAGACAGTTGTTAAAGACGATGGAAGCCTTGATTACGCCGAACTTGGCAAGATTATGTCCGAGAAAGAAACAGCTGCGGCACAGGCTAAGGAACAAGAGATTGCAAAACATCAGGATATTCCGGGCGGTGGCAGTAATAAAGGCGGTGCAGACAACAAGACAAATGCTGAAAAGATAGCAGAAAGCCTTATATCTAATGCACCTAAGAACAATGACGTTTTATCACATTACATTCAGTAATAACAGGAGGTAAGAAATGGCAAAGGAAATGAATATGCAGTATGAAAAGACTTCATACGCAGGAGATGTTCAGATTTTAAAGAGAGAGCCTAACGAAGCAATCCCATTAACACTTGATTTTGATGGCGTAACAACTACAAACGCACAGGGCAAGAAGATTGTTAAAGCAGGTACTCCAATCGGAGCAAATGGCAAGGCTGACAATACAGCTACAGTAGTGGGTATCTTAAGGTTTGATGTAACAGAGGACAGACCACAGGGAGTACTGCTTAAGAAAGCATATCTTAACACAAAGGTAGCAGAAGCACACTCAGGCGTTACATATGACGCAACGGTTAAGACAGCTCTTCCAATGATTGTATTTGAATAATAACAGGAGGTAAACAGATGTTAATTAATGAAGTATTAGACAGTAAGTCTATTGCGTTATCAGCAACAGAAAACGCTAGTAATCAGATACCTTATCTTGGTTTACAGTGGTTTCCAGAAAGAAAGAAGCAGGGGCTTGATTTAAGTTGGATTAAGACACACAAAGGACTTCCGGTTTCACTTGCACCATCTAACTTTGATACAATCCCAACGCTTAGAGCTAGAGAGGGATTAAGCAAGGAAAAAACACAGATGGCATTTTTCCGCGAGGGAATGACAGTTGGCGAAGAGGAAATGCTTGAAATCGAGCGTATTCAATCAGCAGACGACCCTTACCTTGCAAGTGCTTTGTCAAGCGTATATGACGATACTAACAATCTTGTAAGCGGTGCAGAGGTTGTTCCAGAGCGTATGAGAATGTCGCTTCTTTCTACAAATGCAGGTCATCCGGTAATTGCTATTGTAAGTGATGGCGTTCAGTATGCTTACGATTATGATAAGGATGGTTCATATGCAAAAGACCATTACGCAAAGTTATCCGGCACAAGTATGTGGAGCGATACAACCAATTCAAAGCCACTTACAGACCTTAACAATGCAAGAAAGAAGTTACAGAAGCAGGGCAAGATTGCTAGATATGTGCTTATGAACAGCAATACATTCCAGTATTTGCTTGACAATGCACAGATAAGAAACTCAATCCTTGCACAGAACCTTACAGCAACTATTGAGGTTGACGATGATACTGTTATTTCAATAGTACAGAAGAGAACAAAGCTCACTATCGTACTTTATGATAAGATGTACATTGATGATGATGGCAAGGAGCAGTACTTCTACCCAGATAACAAGGTTACACTTCTTCCAGAAGGTAGTCTTGGTAATACTTGGTTCGGAACTACACCGGAAGAAAGAACAGCAAGACAGGTAGTTGATGTAGATGTAACAGTATACGGTACAGGTATTACAGTTGCTACAAAGACAGAGTACGGACCACCCCTGAAGATGTCAACATTTGCTTCCGAAGTTGTTCTTCCATCATATGAAAATATGGATAGCACATTCGTATATGAGGTTCATAGCGAAGAGTAGGGGGTGCAACTTATGATATATCCATATATAGTGATTCATAACGGAAAATGGTATAACGCAGGCGAAGAGGTTCCCGAAGAGGGGGCTTTTTTAGGTTATAGCAAGACAACCATTAATCGCATGTCTACATCTGATTTGCAGGCTTTTGCCGCAGAACAAGGTATAGGCAACGCAGAAGAACTTACAGGAGCAGAGTTAAAGAAGCTGTTAATTGAGAAATTAGGATTATAGGAGCTGAAATTATGGAATACACCGCATTGGAGCAAGTTAAAATCAGACTTAAACAATTTCATATTGATACAGTCACAAATGATGATGAAACAACATCTGATGTGGTAGTGTTCGATAATAAGGAAGATAATCCGGTAATCGAACAGCTTATTAAACAGGCTACAGAAGATGTAAAAGCAAGAAGAAATTATCCTGACAGCTACACAGACGAAATGATAACCGAGGACTTGAAGAAGTTTGAGAGTGTTATTGTTAATCTGGCTGTCTACGACCATTCACAAGCCGGTGAAGCATTTATGGCAAGCTACAATGAGAACGGTGTCAACAGAACTTGGAGAGATAGAGACAGCTTATTTGTTGGGGTATTTCCTTTTGCTAAGGTTTTATAGAAGATTGTGCGTTACCAATACGGTAGCAGGCGGCACACATTAAGGGTGGTGGGCGGTGTGCCATTATTAATTATGAAAGGCGGTATATCAATGCCAATAGCAGTAATTATAAGCATTATTTCAGTTGCTTTTTCCGTCTTTTTCGGACTGTTTACGTTGGGATTTAATCTTAAAAACAACAAAAAGTCTGACAATGCAGAACTTACAGAGCGTGTAAAGGAAAATACACGCATAAATATGAAACTTGACACAATATCAGGCAACACAACAGAGATAAAAAATGAAGTTATAGAAATGAGAAAAGAACTTAATTCTCACGATAACAGGATTATTAAGGTTGAGGAAAGTGTAAAGTCGGCACACCACCGAATAGACGGATTGGAAGCACGACTTAATGAAGATAAGGAGGTATAGCAGAATGGATATAACATCAGTATCAACAGTAGTTGCAATCGTTGTAATAACATATCTGATAGGCTTAGGAGCTAAGGCAATTCCGCGCATTAAGGATAATTACATTCCTATAATCGTAGGCGTTGCAGGCGGTATATTAGGCGTTATAGGTATGTATGTAATACCGGACTTTCCGGCAAATGACATTCTTAATGCAATAGCAGTAGGAATTGTGTCCGGATTATCAAGCACAGGTGTTAATCAGATTTATAAGCAGGTGAAGAACAATGCTTGACATCAATAAGCAGGCTATGAAGTATTCACTTCAAGGGCAGACAGTAACTATCTATGAAAGAGATGATGATGGCAATATCCTTTATGAGGGATATACCGACACAGAGGGTAACTTCATTCCTTATCTTGATGATGAGGGAAATAAGATACCCAAAGTCCTTGAAGAGAAAACGGGCTTTTCAGAGCCTACGGATTTCAAAGCTAACATATCATTCAGCGGCGGAGAAGCACAAAGCAAGGAATACGGCTTTGATACAGCTGATTTTGACGCTATTTTGTTGACAGATAGGAATACACTACCTATTCAAAAAGGCGACCTTATTTGGCTTGATAGCAAGCCTACATACACATCTGACAGTCTTATTGATGAAACATCAGCAGACTTCACGATTGTAGGCATTAAGCCAGCATTGTATTCAACCAAGTATATGCTTAAAGCAGTTGTAAAGTAGGTGGTAAATACGAAGTATCAGAGAAATGAACAGCTAGTTGGTTCTATCTTTAAAGGAAAGACAATCCCATCTACGCAAGAGCCAATAAATGAAAGTATAAGACAAGCTATTTCACAAGCAGTTAAGGAGCGTGTTTATGGCAAGACATACAATTAATATATCCTTGTCTGAAAAGTCCGTAAATGAAGCTATCAGACAGCTACAACAGTATAAACAGAGTTTGCAGTATAAATGCGAATTGCTTGTTGAACGACTAGCAGAATTAGGCGACAAAGCGGCAATTATGAGTGTTAATGAAAGTCCATTAGGTAGGACAGTAACATTGAGAGTTGACAGAAAGCCTATTCAAGATGGCTACCAAGCTATTTTAATTGCTACCGGTAAAACTGTTGAAGTAGAAGATAGAGAGCCATTTTACACACTGTTAGCGATTGAATTTGGCGCTGGTATTTATTACAACAGTGGCAACGAGAACCCAAAGGCTAATGATTTCGGCTTGGGCGTAGGAACATATCCAGGACAAATCCACGCATTCAGCGATGGTTGGTACTACTTAGGTAATGACAATCAATGGCACTACACACACGGCATTAAAGCTACAATGCCTATGTATAACGCTACAATAGAGATTATTAATCAGTATAAGCAGATAGCAAGAGAGGTGTTTAGTTAATGGCAAATGCAAACGATTGGGCGATAGACCTTGAGAATACAGTCACAGCACTTGTCAAGGCTAAAACCCTAACACAGCTTAAAAAGACATATCCAAAGATAGCCATAACAAATGAGGGGGAAAACAGCGGTCAAGCAATATTCCCAACAGTATACATTCATTTACTGCCAGCGGTTGAGCAAGGGCAAACGCTTGACGGACAAACAATAAACGCATTGTTAGCAACATTTCAAGTGGATGTTACCACTAACACAAGCAAATCCGATTGTCGCAAGGTTATGGCAGTAATTACAGACACATTTAAGACAATGAGATTTCAAGGCACATCAATGCCAGAGTTCTCAATCAGCAATAAAGTACATAAGAGTACCGCACGATTTAGGCGGTTAATCGGAGCAAATGACAGATTATTGTAACAAAGAGCAGAAATGCTCTTATTTTTTTGCAAATTTTTAGGAGGTAAGAAGATATGGCAGATACAGTAGCAGGATTAAGCGCACTGGGAATCACGTTTAGTTATGGTGTTGAAACTACAGCAGGCACTAAACCAACAGCGTTTAAACTTCTTCATAGAATCAATTCTATTGATGAGATTACAGTAACCCCAGAGGCTATAGATGCATCAGCACTTGAAGATTTACAGACAAGAAACATTGCAGGTAGAGATACAGTTACAGATACAGTTGCGGTAACAGTTAATAAGACGGAAGCTACAATCAAAGAGTGGAAAGACCTTATTACAGAATATAAGGCTTTAACTGATGGAAAGAGAATGTGGTTTCAAGAGATTACTCCGGGTATATCAGATGCGGAGTTCTTTGTTGCACAGCCGCCTTCAAAGTTACCAATTACGGGCAAGGAGCAAAATTCACTTCTTACAATGGCTATCAACCTTATTATTGAGGATATGGTAGGAACAGATACAGCAGTAACCCCAACATCGGGGGAATAATGAGCTATTCGACTAAATCAAAAAAGGCTGTGTCGGATAGCGTAGAAAACGCCAAAACAGCCGACTACACATCATATCTTGATGATGTAACAGAATAATTAATTTAAAAGGCAGGTGCGGTGTAAAATCCGCACCTTTCCCTATATGGACGATAGGGTGGGAAAGGGTAAAAATTATGATGAATATTAATGTAAACGGAAATGAATACAAAGTTGAGTTCTCTTTTGGAGCAGCAGAGTGTAAAGAGATAGTGCAGAAAATGTTTTCTGTCGTTAATGGTTCTTACCTACTTGCACAGACAGATAAAAGTGTTGCACAGGCTTCTTTTGACGGATTAGCGAATATGACGGCAGATGTGCCAGAGATTTGCATTTTAGCCATTTATGCAGGTTGTATTGACAATAACCCTGTAACTATGGATGAAGCAAAGGAACTCACTAGAGCATATATTACAGAGAAGAGAAAGACAGATAAAAGTTACGGATATAGAACATTGTTCGAGGAGATTAAGAAAGCGATGGAAGATGATGGTTTTTTCGAGCTGTCGGGAATAACAGCGATGTTAGAGGAGATGGCGAACAATGTGGAAGAAGCGACACAGAAACAGAAGAAGCCGACAGTAGTTCCACAAGACCACAAGAAAAAGCAGACTTCCACAAAATAATATGGGAAGAATACTTTGTTTTAGCCAGTTCACTAGGCGTTAGTTATTCAGACTTCCTTAAAATGACACCCAAAAAGCTATGGGCGGTTGTAGAGGGTAAGAAACTTGAAAGACAACGAATGGATTCAGATATATGGCTTGCAGTAGGCAACTACATACTCCCAGCAATCAAGATAGGTGTTAGAAGCGGTGCTTGGGGTAAAGGCGAGCTTGAATACCCAGACAAGCCTATTTATAGAGATATTAACAAAAAAGAGAACAGCAAAGATGAAATACAAAGAAAGAGAGAAGAATTTGTTTTGAATATGAAAATACGAAAAGCAAACTGGGATTTAACACACCCTAAAAATGATAAGCCGGAGGTATAAAGCGTGGAATTAGACAGTTTAGAAGTCAAAATTACCGGCACTGCCACTAAAGCTATCAATTCTGTTGATAAACTGATAAATCAGCTTACAAGGCTGTCAACATCACTTGCAACTGTGAATGGCTCATCACTAAACAGCCTTGCAAATGGTGTTAGTCAGTTAGGTTCTGCTATGCAGAATATGAACGCAGGAACAGCAGATTTTACAAGACTTGCTAAGAACATCACGAAGATAGGCTCTGTTGATTCAGCTGCACTAACTAGCACAGCTACATCACTTCAAGCTGTCACAAAGGCAGTTGCAAGCATATCAGCTATACCGCAAAATGCAACACAGGTCACAGAATTTGCAAAGTCACTTGGTAAGCTAGGCAGTAAGAGCATAGAAAACGCCGTTGTAAACATTCCAAAGCTAGGCAATGCTTTAAATGGCTTAATGACAACGCTATCAAGAGCACCAACAGTAAGTCAGAACGTTATTCAAATGACTAACGCATTGGCTAATCTTGCTAGTCAAGGTAGCAAGGTGGGTACTTCTTCAAACTCACTTCAAAAGTCACTGTATGGCGTGTCTACAAGTGCTAGGACAGCAACTAGAAGCAGTTGGAACTTAGCAAGTGCGATAGGTAAGTTTTATGCAACTTATTTTATGGTAATTCGTGGCAGTAAGAAACTTGTAGAAGCTATTAAATCAACAACAGATTACATTGAAGCATTCAACTATCAAGCGGTTGCGTTCGGCAAGATTGGCTCGGAATGGGATAAGGATTACGAAAAGTACGGATATGATAACGCAACAGCATATGCAGAGAGCTTCCAAAGCAGAGTAAATGATACTCTTGGAAAGCTATCTGGTTTAAAAGTTAATGTTCAAGGCGGATTGCTTGAAGAAAGTGGAACAAAGAACTTAGGACTTAACATACAAGAGATAACACAGTACGCTTCACAGTTAGCCTCTGTCACTAACTCACTAGGACAGACGGGTGAAGCAACAACAGCAATAACAAAGTCGATGACAATGCTTGCAGGCGATATAAGCTCACTTTTTAATGTGGACTATTCAACAGTAGCACAGAACTTACAAAGTGGCTTAATCGGTCAATCAAGGGCATTGTATAAGTATGGTATTGATATTACTAATGCTACATTAGCGACATATGCTTACAACTTAGGCATTTCTAAGTCTGTATCAGAAATGACACAGATGGAAAAACAGCAGTTAAGAGTGTTAGCAATATTAGACCAAAGTAAAGTATCTTGGGGCGATTTAGCAAACACTATCAACAGCCCATCAAATATGTTACGCCAGTTCAGTAACAATATGAAAGAGGTAGGAATGGTAGCAGGACAGCTATTCATACCAATTCTTTCAAAGGTTATGCCGGTAGTAAACGGAGTAACTATTGCAATCAAAAGATTATTAGTCAACCTTGCTTCTTTAATGGGCGTTAAGATTGACTTTGAAAGCTTCGGACAAAGTGGCTACAAAGACACATCAGATGGCTTAGAAGATATTTCAGACGGCTACCAAGATGTAGCTGATTCAGCTAAGAAAGCTACATTATCCCTTATGGGATTTGATGAAATAAATAAATTACAGGACGATACAAGTTCAAGCAAGGGTTCAAGCGGTGGCGGCGGTAGCACTATTGATTTGACAGATGATATTGCTAAAGCGGCGGCTGATTATGAAGCGGCTTGGAATAAAGCATTTGCCAATATGGAAAATTCGGCTGTTGCTTGGGCTGATAAGATAGAGAAAGCACTTGAACCTGTTAAACAGATTTTTAAAGATTTTGCAGTTGGTGATTTCTTTAAGGCAGGTCAAGATACATCTAACCTAGTGGCAGGAATTTTTGATTGGTTTGCAAAAGCTATAGATGATGTTCCTTGGTATACAATTGGACATAATATAGGAGAGTATTTAGCTGGACTTAATTGGCTTGAAATATTTTCAAGCCTTGGCAATGTGTTATGGCAAGCCATTAAAGCAGCTATCGAATTATGGAGCGGTTCATTTACGGCAGCACCAATTGAAACGACCTTAATAACGGCTATAGCGGCATTGAAATTTACAGGCTTAGGAAGTGTTTTGAAAAAGAAACTTGTTACAGTAATAGGAACAAGTATTAAAGGTGCTTTAAAATCATTCGGAACAGGCAGTATAATATCAGGAATAGGTGGATTACTTACAACAGATATAGGCACTATTATAGGAGCAGGAACAGCAACAGAAATAGGCTTAACTATAGGTGCTGGAATAGTAGGTGGAATAGTAGCTGCTATTGCTGGATTTAATTTAGGCAATTGGCTCAATGAAAAATTAACAGGCGAGAAAATAGATATGTCAATGTTTGACCAAATAGCGTATCTTATAAAAGCACCATTTGAAGATTTACCTAGCTTTATTGACGGAGTGATAGAAACTATCACATTCGGACACAAGGATGATATAGCAAACTGGTGGACTACAAGTGTTGCACCTTGGTTTACTAAGGCAAAATGGGGAGAATTAGGCGACAATGCTAAAACTTCATTAAGCAATGCTTGGAATAGTTTTTCTAATTGGTGGGGCAATACAGCTATCGTAGGTTGGTGGAACAATAGCGTAGCACCTTATTTTACAAAAGCAAAATGGCAATCTCTTGGAGATAACGCAAAGGGTAGCTTAACTGATAGTTGGACTTCGTTCAATAATTGGTGGAGTGGCACAGGAATATATAATTGGTGGAATGATAATGTCTCACCATATTTTACTAAAGAAAGATGGGGCAACTTAGGTGAAAATATTAAGAATAGCTTATCTAACAGTTGGGATAGTTTTTCTAACTGGTGGAGCGGCACAGGCATATATAACTGGTGGAATAACCACGTAGCACCTTACTTTACAGCAGACAGATGGAACGATATGGCAAGCGGAATAATGCAAGGACTTAAAAGCGAGTGGTATAACGTACTTGATTGGTGGGATAGCAAGCCAGAACTTCACAGAATATCAGTTGCAATAGAAGATTTCTTTAGTTATATACGAGATTTATGGTACGACCTAAAGGACTGGTGGGGCGACTTATCACTTAGATTCCCTCATATTAAAATGCCACATTTTAGCATTGAGGGCGAATTTAGTCTTATGCCTCCAGAAGTACCTCATATTGGCGTTGACTTTTATGCAAATGGTGGATTCCCAAACAAAGGGCAGTTGTTCGTTGCTAATGAAGTTGCGCCCGAAATGGTTGGTACTATGGATGGAAGAACAGCAGTAGCCAATCAACAGGAAATTACAACAGGTATTGCTAATGCAGTTTATCCAGCAGTTTATAATGCTGTTAGGGCGGCTATGGCAGAAAGTAGCAATAACGTCAATGTAACACTACAAGGTGACGCTGATAAATTGTTTACAATGGTACAGGATAAAGCTAATAACTACACTAATATGACAGGGCAAGCGGCTTTTCCGTATTGATAAAATTTGCGTATTGTGTTATTCTTTTGCTATAAAATAAAAGTAAAGGGGTAACACATTATGGCAGAAAAGAAAGCAAAGAAAAAAGATAGTAAGCTTAGCATAGCGGCGGCAATAACAGCACTATTTATATTCACAATCCCAATAGGCTTTATATTAGCTATCGTGGATTTAATTAAAAGCAAAGGCGACAAGTCACAAAGACACTTAGGCTCTTACTTTGCAATAGTATCGTTTGTACTATTTCTGATAGTTGCTTTTAGCAACGGAAGCGGCAACAGCAGTAACAATATCAATGCTACAAAACAAGCTAGTACAACACAGCAAGATACAGATACAGCAACGAATGATGATACAACGCTTAAATACCTCAAACACGAAGTAATTACAGATAGCAATGATAGAGAAGTTGTTGTTGTCTATTTCGACTTTACAAATAACTCAAAAGACAACGAAGCATTTATTTACAACTATAATGTTACTTGCTTTCAGAATGGCAAGGAACTTGACTATCCATTAGCTAGTTTTGATATTGACGAATACAACAATGCGGCAAGAGAATTGCAGACAGGCGCGAATATTACAGTTGCAAGGATATACATACTAGAAGATAAGAGTGATGTTGATTTAGAAGTAACACCTTGGGGTTCAAACAAGAAACTTATGAAGCTGACATTAAAAGTAGAATAAAAAAATCAGAACAAGTTGGGTAGACCTGTTCTGATTAGCACATATGAGTACATATAAGTTGCTCACGTCAATAATAACAAATAAATAGCAAAATGACAAGGACATTTCACTTAATTGTGAGGTGTCCTTTTTGTGTGCTTAGAAAGTGAGGTTTTACTATGAATTTTATACAATACATAAAGCAAGCGTGGAAAGCTGGCACTAGCGGCGGTACTCCATTAAGTCCAGACAGACTTAATCATATGGAAGACGGCATTAAGAATAACAATAGTATGATAAGTGAACTAAACAGCAACAATATAACTAATAATATTTGCACTAATTTATTAAACCCAACACTTAAAACTTCCTCTCAGAATGGAATTACTTGTACCAATAATGGAAATGGTACTTATACTTTGAATGGTACTGCTAGTAATAGGGCAGTTTTTGTACTTGAAAATACGGCTGATATTATAAAAGAAAATGCTAATAAAACATTAAGATTTGTTTCAAGAGGTGATGCCTTAGACGCATACTTCGTTCAAATTTATTTTAACAACGCAACACCTGCCAGAGATTCAGGAAGTGGAATTACTTTTAAAGTTCCAACAAATGTTTCTGAAACTAATGTGGCAGTTGCTATAAATAGCGGTACAGTATTATCTAATATAATCATCAAACCAATGCTTACAACAAACCTCAATGCTACATATGATGATTTCGTTCCTTATACTGGTAACACAGGACGGCTTAATGCAGATGTTGCTTTGTTGAAAAATAATCTAAACAACCGTATTGATAACATAGGCAAAGTTGAGCTGAATACAGTCTATGGTGCAAACAACATAAAAACGCTTAACATAGATATGATTGAAAACAGTATTGGATATATACTTTGTTGTCAAAATAATTACCTGCAAGGAACACCGCCAACATCAGTCTTAGGTGGCAATAAATTTTTATTAATTGGTTTTTCGAGTATGATAAATCAAAAACCTCGATTTGGAGTTCAACTAGCAATTGGTTTTGGCAGTAATAAAATCGCAATAAGAAATGCACAATATACAGAAAGTGGTGGTAGTTGGAGTGCTTGGAGAACTATATAAAATAGCAAAGCTATTAGGACATTTAAATATGAGCACATTAAGACATTATGTTTTGCGTGATTATAATGATATTAATTACTCTTATCGCAAGATAGGAAGTGTAGCATAATTAAATATATAAAACTAAGGGAACGTATCAGAGATGATATATTCCTTTTTTGTTACCCATTTTTAGGCAGAAAGGGGCGATTGAATGATAAGTGCTGTAATTATCGAGGGGGTGACATTCCCAGTAGCATATAACGGCTACACGTACACTAGGGCGAAAATTTGGTCTAAAAATACTGGAAGAAATGATGTTGGAGATTTAGTTGGTACGTTGGTGTGTCTTAAGGATAAGGTAGAGATACAATTACCGCCGCTAACAGGACAGCAAGCCAAAATACTTGATGATGTAGTAAGTGATGTTAATAACCCATTCCCAACGGCACAAGTTCTATTCTTAGGCGGTCAGCAAAAGGAAATGACAATATACACAGGAGATATAACATATCCGTATCTCACAAGGGCAAAGAACGAGGACGGATTAATAGTCGGAGCAAAATTAAGTTTAATTCAAAAATAAGGAGATTAACTATGAAAATAACAGGAAATGAAGTTTTAGCACATTATGAAGCACTTGGAAGTGTAGCACAGCTTAAAATGGGCGGCAGATTAGCAGTTGCCATTATGTCTAATATTAAGGCATTAGAGCCACATTTTAAAGCAGTTGTAGAAACGATAGAAAAGATACACAAGGAAAATAAAGACGACAACAATAAGATAAAATCAGAACTTGAAGAATTAGGAGAACAGGAGATAGAAGTATCTGAATATACAAAAGTTGATATAAGCGCATTTGATAGTTGTGAAGCCATTAAGCCAGCTAACATTATCGCACTCAGCTTTATGATTAACGATTAATCAGCAGAAAGGAGCAACCTAATGAAAAATATTAATTGGGGTGCGAGCCTGTTATATCCGTCAAACAGCTTATATCCAAGTGACATCGTATTTCCACTTGAATTTAGTTTGCTTAATGCAAGATATTACAGCAAATATTTAGTTGACGGAAAAGAGTACAATCAGACACTTAATGAATTTAAGTACAACAATATAATTAATCCAAACAATAGCATTTCCATAGGTAACACTTGCAGTAGCAGTGTTACCTTTTCTATTTATAATCCAGAAATCACACTTGAAAATAAGGACATAACTATTTTTGAGGGCGTTAAGGACAATAGCGGAATTGAGTATGTACAGATAGGTATATTTACTGTAACTAAAGAAGAAAGTAACGGCGAATACACTAAGTACACAGCCTATGATAAGATGTACAAAGCTGAAAAAGGTTATTTTTCTGAATTAACTTATCCTAGTACGGACAAGGCTATTTTAGAGGAAATCTGTACAAAGTTAGGCATGCAGTTAGCAACTAGTATAACAAACACACATACAATTACAGATAAGCCGCAAGGTTATACAATGCGTGAAATGATTGGCTATATGGCTATGCTACAAGGCTGTAATGCGGTAATTAATTCTGACGGAAACCTTGAAATTAAGTGGTACAAGGATAGCGGCTACGTGCTTGACGGACACCAATACTATCAGCAAGGGGTTACATTTACCACTAGCAAGGATTTTACGATAAGAAAACTGACTTGCAACAATACAAAGTCTGGCGATAGCAAAACAAGTGAGATAACCGCCGGTGACGGAACGACAGGACTTAGCTTTGCTAATCCATTTATGACACAAGAAATTCTTAATGAAGTCTATAACAAGATAGGCGGCTTTCAGTTTAGACCGCTTACAGTTAAGTTTTTAGGCGATTGGCGATTAGAAGTAGGCGACATTATTGCTGTTAATAAGGACGGCGTTGATTACAAAGTACCTATAATGCAGATTACACACGAATGCGACGGCGGACTTATGGATACAGTTACATCTATCGGACAATCTGACACAGAAAACAGCAACATTGCTAGTGGTCCGATAACCAAGCAAATGGAACGATACTACGCTGATTTAGTCTTAATCAACAAGGCAGTTATTAAAAATGCTAATATAACTAATGCTAATGTTGAGAATTTAAAAGCACATCAAGCGTATATCGACCAATTAAAAGCTAATAAGATTGAAGCTGTCACAGCAACTATTGTTACTTTAACAGCAAATAAGGCAACGATTAATGAAGCTAATATTGCTAAGTTACAAGCAGATTATGCACATGTAGGTGTGTTAAACGCAGATGTAGCAGACATTAAGACCTTAATGTTTGGTTCGGCGACAGGTAAAAGTTTAACAACAGAATTCGCTAATGCAGTTGTAAGTGTTATTGGTAATGCACAGATTAAGGACGCTATGATTGACAGCATAGCCGCGAGCAAGATTACAGCACTTGACCTTAATACTACTAAATTTAAGGTTCATAGCGAAAATGGAATGTCTTATTGGCAAGACAATACAATCATCATCAAAGATACTGACAGAATAAGAGTTCAAATAGGTAAAGACGCTAATTCAGACTATAATATGTACGTTTGGGATAAAGCTGGAAATCTTATGTTTGACGCCTTAGGACTTACTGAAAAAGGCGTTACAAGGAAAGTTGTTCGTGATGATGTTGTTCAAGATAATGCTAATATCAATGCAAGCAAGCTAGATATTGAAACACTATTTAATGTTATCAATAACGATAACACCCATACACTTAAGAGCAATAAAATTTATCTGGACAACGAGGGGCAGACACTTAATGTTATTATGCAGGCTATCAAGACTGGCGCTGACAAGGATTACACGCAATGGGGCGGTATGATGAAAGTTGCTAGTGATTTTATCACTAATAAGTTGTGGTGGACTAGCAATGTTGATACTGAAAGTATTCAGACTAAGTTTTCTACTGTCAATCAGAAGTTAGATAGCTATGAAATTACGTTATCTGACTTATATCAACAAACGAACGATAACTTTATGGTGTATACAGTAACGGAAACACCTAACAAAGATAATTATCCAGCTATGGACTGGCACATACCGATTTACCCGGCAAATGATTTATACCCTAGTGATAACCTTGTATGGACTTTTAGCAATGATGAATATGCTAAACATCACGGAGCAATAGCATACAATGAAACAGCTCAAAAAACTTGGCGTTGGGTTAAAGATGATAAAGGAAATTGGAGCTGGAAAGAGGTATCTAACACACAATTAGCCTATATGCTTAATCAGAATGCTAGTCTTAAGATTAATCTTGATAGCATATCAACAGAATTAACACAGACAAAGAAAAATCTGACAGATAATTATAGTACAACAACTACTATGATTAACAAAATTACGCAGGAAATTAATAATAATGGTTCAAGTATTAGTTTGGCACTTAGTGGAACTTACGCTAAGTCAAGCGATTTAAAAAGTTATGCAACTAAAACAAGTCTTGATTTATACATCAAAAAAGACCCTAAAACAGGTGAGCTTAAGAGTGCTATAGAAGCTATTGCAGATACAATAAATATTACTGCAAGAGGCGGTCTTAACTTAAGTGGCAATAGGTTTACGTTAAACAGTACGAATACTAGCATTACCGCAGATGGAACAATAACAAGTAATAATATAATTGCGAATTATGGGAAGATTGCGCAGTGGAATATAGCTAATAATTCTATTAATTCTACTACGTCAGATAGCAAGTATTGGGCAGGAATGACAACTCCATCAAAAGGAACGGATTGGGTATTCGCTACATTAACAAACGAAGGAAGTTCAATATCAGAAAATTGGAAAGAAAAATGGTATGTACGAGCCGATGGGTTAATGTATGCAAGCAACGCTATTATAACTGGAACTGGATATTTAACAAGCGGAAAAATTGGAGATTGGAACATCGAGGGATATTTGCAAGCGGACACTTTGGCAAATGATGGATACTTAAGACGTGTATGGATATCACCTTATCAGCAAAATTCCGGCGATAGTACTTGGATATATTCTATTCAAAAAGGAATTCAAGCAGGAAATAATCCGCAAAAACTCTCTCCTCTGTGGACTGTTTACGGCAATGGCAATATGCTAACTCAAGATTTGAGTGTTTATGGTAATCTATTTGCAATTAAAGGTCTTAATGTAGGCAGCGATGGTAATCCTCAAATTGCAAACTTTTATTGCAACAATCCTAATTCGGATACGCAAGTTGCAACAAATGTTAGAATTTATAATAATGATACTTCTAAAAATTTTTACTCACAGACAGAAGTTTCTTTAATGGGTTCGATGGTTGCAAAATACACTATTACTGCCGAAGGTGGCTTTATTGGTACAATAGCTTCGGACTCTGACAGAAATGTAAAAAAAGATATTAAGGCATTAGAAATAGAACGAACTGCCGACTTTGTATATAGCCTAATTCCAAGCGAATTTAGGATGAAAGATGGTACTTCCAACCGATTACACCACGGCTTTATTGCACAGGAAGTTAAAGAAAAAATGGGCAATAATGACTGGGGATTATTTATAGATAAAAAGGTTAATGATGATAATTACGAAATACAAGTTTCTGATGAAAAAGGAAATATAACTAAAGAATTAACAGCAAGATACGCATTACGTTATGACGAATTAATAGCAGATTTAGTTGCAACTGTACAATCACAGAATATGCGTATTAAAAAATTGGAAAAGCAATTAAGTAATTAAGGACATCTTCGGGTGTCCTTTTTTAATACAAATTAGGAGGTAAAACACAATGTTAGACATCAACTCATCAATTCAGAAGAACGGAACATTATCTGTTCAAAACTCAGACGGAACACTTAAACAGGTGGCTTATCTGTCAGCTACAATCAGTGAAAGCGGCACAGTTAGTATGTCAGCTAGCTTCAATGATTTTGCAGCATACTTAGCAAATGATACAGCACTAGACAGCGAACTTAAGAGTTTCCTCGATGGCGTTAAAAACACTTACAAGGCAACATACAGCACAGAAGATAACACAATTAGTTCAGATGCAGTAGATATAACAGGAACAACAGAAAGTGAGGTATTTTAGTATGATTAAGTGTGGAGATTTTTCAGCGTGGAATGGTGATGTTGACTGGGATAGAGTTAAGGCAGCAGGACTTACTCACGCTGTCCTTAAGGTTATCAGACGTGATTTTGACCCAGATAAGCAGTTTGAAAATAACTGGAAAGGTTGCCAGTTAGCAGGTGTGCATATCTGCGGTGTATACAATTATGTTTACACACCAACAGTAGAAGAAGCTATTGCGGCGGCTAAGAGAGTACTTGAAGTGCTTGACGGACGTAAAGTAACAGTTTGGATGGACGTTGAAGATGAATGTATGCGGAACTTAGGTTCAGAGCTTATCGACATTATTAAGGCTTACAAAGAAGTTATTGAGGAAGCAGGTTATCAGTTTGGCGTATACACTGGCTTATCATTTTATGGTAGTTATATCAAGCCTTATACAAACCCTAGCGACTTAGATTGTCCGTTCTGGATAGCACGTTACTACTTAGGATATGATGAAATGCAGTTAAATGATGATGTTAACGCAGATAAGACACCCAGTATCGACCATTATCTTGCGGGGTGGCAGTATACTTCTAGCGCAAGAATTGACGGTGTAGACGGAGTTTGCGACTTATCAGAATTTTATGGCTTTCATAATGATGAAGATAATACAGAAGATAACAGCGAAGAAGACAATGCAGAGGATAACACAGATGAACACGTATATGCTACATATGCCGCTTATACAGACCGTTGGTGGGGCGAAGTAGAGGATAGAGAAGATTGGGCTGGTGCAGGCGACAATAAAGCTATCACAGCACTTATTATTAAGGTCAGCAGAGGTTCAGTTAAGTACAGAGTTCATACACTTAATGGCGATTGGCTTCCTTACGTTACTGGCTTTGATTATAATGATTTCAACAACGGCTTTGCAGGCGACCAGAAAACACCGATAGATGCCGTAGAAATCATCTACTATACACCAGAGGGTGAGCCTTGGAAGTACGCAAAGTATATGGTATCTGTATTCAACAATAGAAACTTCTATCCAGAGCAGATAGATGATGAAACATCTAACGGAATGGACGGATATGCAGGTGTTATGGGTAATGCTATCGACAAGTTTCAGTTAGTTGTCGAATAGTGTCAGAATTACACGACCGAAAGTGTTTGAAATATACTAACGATAAATGTATAATAAACTTGTCTTTGAGAAAAGACCCTTAAACATTTTCAAGTTCTGGCAGGCGATATTGTTTGATTGGCGTTGGCAATATCGCCGCTACACTTGACATGATAGAACGTGTGTTCTATAATAATCGTATCGCTATCAAACGTGCAAGGGCAAGAGAGGGGAGTGCAGGTTTATGGATAACAGTAATGAGGAAAATTACAAAGATAAGTTGATAGAGCTTATAAATAAAATAGAGCGTACAGACATATTAGAATATCTGTACGCATTCACAAAGAAATTAGTTGAGAAGTGGGGGTAAACCCTACTTCTTGTTTTTGCTGGAAATCATAGAATCAATCATATTTAGAACAATCTGTTTATCTCTTTCGTCTAACATAGAAATCTTATCTAATATTTCAAAATCTTCATTTCCTTGCTCAACGCCAAAGGTCTTACGTTGTTCAACATCAAATCCCATTAGCCATAAAGGTTCTACATTTAACACTTTTCCTATTTTACCGCTACTAATATTAGATGGAGCGTGTGAGCCATTAAGATATTGACTTATTGATGACTTACTAATTCCTGTCTTATCAGCTAATTCTTGCGGTTTCATACCACATTCATCAAGTGCTTTTCTCAACCTTTTTGCTGTGACTTCGCATTTCATATGTATATTCTCCTTTCTTTTGTGATAACTGTATTTTAACACAACGCTGTTAAACTTTCAACAAAAAAGTTAAACAAAATTAAACTTTCGTGTTGACATATAAGTTAAACGGTGTTAAACTAAACTCAACTTAAGGAAAGGGGGTCAAATATATGCCATATACATATAACAAGTTAAAAGGACGTATAGTTGAAGTGTTTGGCAGTCAGAGTGCTTTTGCTAGTAAATTGGGTATTTCTATGGTTTCGGTATCAAGAAAGCTTAATTGCAAGACAGAGTTTTCACAGCACGATATTGAAGAATGGAGCAGACTGCTTAATATTCAGCTATCAGAATATGGCGATTATTTTTTTGCTTAAAAAGTTAAACAGCGTTAAACTTTAGAAAGGAGATAAAAATGAAAAAACCATCTGTTTCGGATGTTGCATTAGTACTTTCGACATTCACTTTACTGTTTCAGATTTTTTGTCATTTTATTTTGCCAAAGCTTTAACAAGGATTATATTCTTGAAAAAGTCGAGAATATGACAGAAAAAAGTAATAAGGAATGTAACAATGACAGAAAGGAGTAAGAATGGCAGAAGTCACAAGAAAAGCTATCCAAAATGAAATGACAAAAACGATAGAGGGAAGTTGCTTCTATGAAAGGCTCCACTGCAACGGACAAGATATAAGCGAATTGATTGCTGACACGAAAGCATTAATTGCCCAACATAACTTATCCGTTTTAGAAGCCAAAGGGTTTTTAGATTATATGAAGATTATTCTTGACAATTCTTCATATCTTCAAATTCAGAAATAGCCTTAATACAACATTTTTCAAAAGATGTATTGTCAGGTATTTCTTTAGCAGTCTTGAGTATAGATAATACTTTGTCAGAGTGAGGATATTCAAGACCACAGTTAGGGCAAATAATCTTGTCGGCAGATACACTTTCATTAACAGTATATCTATTGTGGCAAGTACAAGTTATTTGAAATTTTAGAAACATATTTTTCACCTCTTTTCTTATTTAGGATAAGAGGATTATAACACAGAAATGCAGAAAGGAGTTGTATGGATAATTTACAAATTTTTAGCAATTCAGAGTTTGGAGAAATCCGAACTGCATTAGTAAATGATGAACCTATGTTTTGTTTAATTGATATTTGCAAGGCATTGGAAATCAAAAACGCTACAGATGTAGCAAAGAGATTAGATGAAGATGAACTGACTAGATTAAATCTAGGCAGTCGTGCAGGAGAGACAAATTTCATAACAGAAAGCGGTCTGTATGCAGTTATCTTAAGAAGTGATAAACCCAACGCTAAGAAGTTTCGTAAATGGGTGACATCAGAGGTGCTTCCGTCAATCAGAAAGACGGGTAGTTATGGTATGCCAAAGACAACAGGCGGTCAGATACAGCTTTTAGCACAGGGCTATACAGAACTTGAACAGGCTGTTAACTCTATCAAAGAAGATATGACAGAACTTAAGGATAACACGCCTCTTTACGGCTGTGAGATTGATGAGGTCAAACAGCACGTTAATAGAAAAGGTGTAATTGTACTTGGTGGCAAGGATAGTGAAGCTTATAAGAACGGCAGTATTCGCAGTTCGGTATATTCTGACATATATAAGCAGTTAAAACGTGAGTTTGGTTGCGTGACAACATATAAGAGCATAAGAAGAAAGTACATTGATAATGTACACAAGTTTATAGATGATTATGCGTTGCCTATGGTCCTTGCTGAACAGGTAAAAGAAGCTAATGCACAGATAGGTATGAGTTTTTAAGAAAGGAGTAAGAGTTGGAAAGACAAAGATACACAATAACAGACAAAAACGGAAAAAGCGTAATTGCCGAGAAAGAAGCTTCTCGTTTTATAAGTATTGATGAATTTGCACAGCATATCGCTATGGATATTATCGACGATTACAGAGACATTAAGAGTGGCGATAAGCACCTTAAAGAAACTAACATTGAGCTATCAATCAAAGTACTTACCGCCATTTCCCCAGTAATCGAAGCATTTAGAAGTGCTTCAGGTTACGGAACGGATTGTTAGTCGCTACGGCTTTTGCTAATTGCGGCTCCTTAGTAGATATTGAGCTGATGATTTCTGAATAGTATCGGTCGTACAGTTTTCTAAAATCATCATATGAGCCATTATAACCACAAATTTTAGCGGTAGCATAAGCTGATATATATTTTTCGGCAGTCATTTTTCACCTCTTTCCTATAAAAAGATAAGAGGATTATATCACAATTTTTAAAATAAGGAGAAGCTTATTAATTAGAAAGGAGTTTTAGCAGATTGATATTTATTATTTCTGAAAAAGGCGAAAGAGAGCAGATTAATGAGGTAGAAAAGCTTGAAATCCTGGCACACATTGGCAGAAGAACAAGTTACCTCTTAGGAAGAAATAAGAATTGTGAACTCTTAAGAAGAGTAGTTGTAAAGGACATTTTAGGGCAGTTAAAGCACGAATACGGGTGTGAGTTAAATGAACTGAAAAAGAAGTACATAGCAGACACTCACGATTATATCGACTGCTACGAACTGCCTACAATAATGAAAGAGAGATATAAGCTATGATACAGGAGTTTATGTTGGGCGTTGTTGTCGGAATGATACTAGAAACTATATGTATTGTAGTTACAACATTAAAGATTAAAACAAAAGAAAGGAAAGAACAATATGAAACAGGTAAACGAAAAAGTAATAACAGTACAGGATTGCATTGATATGTACGAGAAAAAAGATATGTATACAGTTATTGACGGCGGTAAAGTTGTTGGATTTGTAGAAAAGAGAGAGGAGAACTAAAGATGAAAGAGAGAAATAATAATATTACAGTTTTTGGGTTAGTTGCAGAAGAACCAGCTTTTAATCACGAAGTTTTTGGAGAAAAATTCTTTAAGATGATGATTTCTATTGACAGGGTTAGCGGAGCAGTAGATACACTTCCTGTCCTTATATCTGAAAGAATTGTAGATATGAACGAATTAAAAGCAGGTGCTTGCGTAATGATTACAGGAAGAATAAGAAGCTACAATGAGCATATAGGTGAAAAAAGCAAGCTGATATTAGCAATCTTTACTGAAATTATAGAAATATATGAAAACGAGGAAGAACTACCTTTTAATAATGATGTAGTTCTTAGAGGTTTTATTTGCAAAGAACCTATATACAGGGTAACACCACTTGGAAGAGAAATAACAAATGTTCTCATAGCTGTTAACAGAGCATATGGCAAGTCAGACTATATACCTTGCATAACTTGGGGCAGAACAGCTAAGTTTGTCGGTCACTTGCCAGTAGGAACACATATAGAAATGACAGGTAGGTTTCAGTCAAGACCTTATACAAAGAAGATAAGTGAAGACAAAATCGAAAACAGAGTAGCTTATGAGGTATCAGTAGGCAGAGTTGAGATTGTAGAGGAAAAGGAGAATGCTGATGAATAGTGATATTACAGTTTCGGAATTAGCTGCTATGGCAGCAGATAATGAAAAGCGTTGTCAAGTATGGCATCCAGTTCAAGGTGTTATATTTGATGGCACGTTTGATGAACTTGACAGACGGCATTATCTGGCAGATAAGACAGTTGATAACTTCTCAATAGAAGATGATGTATTCATTATGAATATATAAATAAAGAAAGGATATGTTTATGGAAAGAGCGATTTTAAAAAAGGTAGTTCTTGAAAACTTTATGTGCTACGCACACGCAGAGTTTGATTTTTATGCCATTACAAAGATTATGACTAAGAATGGCAAGGGCAAGTCAACTATTGCCACAGCTTATCTGTGGTGCTTGTTTAACTGTGATTATGAATTAAAGGATAATCCGGTTGTCAGACGAGAGGTTGACGGAAAGTCCGTTGATGATATGGATACAAGTGTTGAACTTACACTTGATGTTGACGGAAAAGAAATAACTATGAAGAAAGTGCAGAAGCGTACTTACAGCAAAGATGGCAGCAGTTATAAGGACGATAACAAGTACTTTATCAATGATGTGCCTAAGACTTTAAAGGATTTCAACACATACCTTGATGCTGATATGAATGCATTCAAGATGTGTAGTAATGTAAATGCTTTTCTTAATCAGAAGCCGGCAGAAATGAGAGAATACTTATTCGGTCTTGTGGGAGATGTTACAGACCTTGATATTGTTTCACAGAAAGCCGAATTAGCCGAGTTAGTTCCTTTACTTAATAAATATACAGTTGAGGAATTATCCGCTATGAATAAGGCTACCAAGACCAAAATTACAAAGGATTTGCCTATTCTTGACGGACAGATTAAGGAAAAGGAGCGTGACATTCAGCTTAAACAGGCTATTGAAGTATCTAACCTTGAATTACAGAAGAACAGCCTTAAAGAGCGGATTGCTGATTGTGTGGCAAAGCAAACCGACAATGACAAGCTGATAGCTGAATATGACAAGGCTAGTTCGGATGTCCTTGATTTGAAGTTTAAGCAGGGAGACCTATTACGCAAGGCTAATGAGGAAAATGTTAAGGCTAGGCGAGAAGCAGAAATAAGAATAGAAAATCTCAATGGCGTTATTGAGAACTGTAAGAAAGATATTAAAACAGCAGAAAATGTTGTTGCTTTTAACAATGGAATGGTTACAGGATTGCAAGCAAAACTTGAAGCAACAAGGGTAGAATGGAACACAGAGAAACAGCGAGAATTTGACGAGAATAGCCTTATTTGCCCTTATTGCAGACAGGAATATTCGGAGGACAAGAAAGAGGAATTAAGGGCTGATTTTAAGACACACAAAGAAGCTGAACTTAATCGCATTACTGACAAGGGAAATGCAACTAAGGAAGAACTTGATATTGCTAAAGATAAACTTGCAGAAGCTGTAAAGAAATTAACTGAATACAGGAAACATTTAGACACATATGCTCACGATATGTTTATTCTTGAAAAGCAGTTATCTGAACTTCCACAGGAAATTGATGTAACTACCACAGAGGAATACAAGGCGCTTGAACAGAAGATAGCCGAAAAGGAACAGGCTATGCACAAGGCTAATGATATTTCAGCAGTCAAGGCAGAATTAAAGGCACAGGAAACAGCTTTAAGGCAGCAGTTAGCAGAATGTGAAAGCCAGATTGCAAAGTCTGATACGGCAGCAGATGAACAGCGACTTGAAGAATTAAGGCGGATAAGGACTGATTCCGAACAGAATAAGACTAATGCCGAGAAAATCCTTGATTTACTTGATGAACTTGACAAAGCGAAGAATGAAGCCTTGACAGAAGCAGTAAACAGCCATTTTGGGTTAGTTAAGTGGCAGTTGTTTGAATATGCCAAGAATGGAAATTACAAGAGCTGTTGCATACCTACTGTTGACGGAAAGAGCATTTTAACAACTATGTCTAACAAGGGTAACAGGATTTTAGGCAGAGTTGATATTTGCAATTCAATCCAGAAGATTAGCGGCATATCAGTACCTATTATCTTAGATGATAGTGAGAGTTTAGATGAAGAGAATCAGAAGAAAGTCGCCGAAATGGTTGACAGCCAGTTGATTATGCTGATTGTTAATGACAGTGAGAAATTAGAGATTGTGGAGGGATAAGCTATGGATATTGTAATTGTAAATACAAGCAAACTAAGAGTTGCATTATCTAAACTTGCAAAAGAGCAAACTACAAGCGTAACAGCTATGCTTAATGCTAATAATATGAATTCAAGTCTTATCGCAAAGGCGGAAAATAGATTTAATTCATATTCTGATAAAGTCCGGTTTGAGATTGATGAATATACAACATACGGTGCATTTTATGAAGATATATGGAAACAGATTATAGCTTTATCATCACACATTCGTAAGGAAGATTTTGAACTAGAAAGATTTGAAAAAGTGTCCGAAAGCACATCTAAGTACAGGGAATTAGATAGTAGGATTGCCAAGTTGGAAGATACTGTTTTAAATCTGATGAAGTTAGTTGAAGAATTAAGAAGAAAGTAGAAAGCGAGGAATAATTATGACAGAGAATACAGCAGTTGCAGAAAAGAAAACGTTCAGTTTAGCACTTACTGAAAAGCTTGATAGTGTATCAGAAGCACTACCAAAGGATTTTAACAAGGCTAGGTTCGTGCAAAATGCATTAGCACTCATTAATGATAACCCAGCATTACAGAAATACAGCCAATCACAGCTCACAGCCGGACTTTTAAAAGGTGCTTATCTTGGCTTGGATTTTTACTCAAAGGAGTGTTACTTGGTGCCTTATGGAAATCAGCTTAACTATCAGACGGATTACAGAGGCGCTAAGAAATTGGCAAAGAAGTATTCTATCAGACCGATTAAGGACATTTACGCAAAGTTGGTTCGTGAGGGAGACAGCTTTGAGGAAAAGATTGTAAGCGGAGAACAGACTTTTGATTTTAAGCCACTACCATTTAATGACGGAAAAATAATCGGTGCGTTTGCTGTTTGCTTATATGCTGATGGTGGTATGCAGTATGACACAATGAGCCTTGCAGACCTTGAAAACACAAGAAAGTCAAGTAAGGCAAGCAATAGCCCAGCTTGGAAGAATTTCACAGGTGAAATGTATAAGAAAACTGTACTTCACAGGCTTTGCAAGCATATTGAGTTAGATTTTGAGAATCCGACACAGCAGAATACTTTCTTAAGCGGAATGGAGATTGAAACTGACCCACAGAGGTTAGCAGAAAATGATATTGAGCAGAACGCAAACAGCGTTGATTTTGAAGAAAGCAACATTATTGAGGGTACAGCTACAGAAGTAACCGAAGAACGGGCAGAAGATAGCACATTACCACCATTTATGCAGGCAGAATAGGAGATTGAGTATGAGAATAATTTCGCAGGACGGAACATTAGATGTTCCATATAATGATTATCAATTATTTGTTATTGGTGCTAAATATGATGCAAAAGTAGCACGCATATATTGCCAAAGCTCATACGCACCGAGTGTAAAAATTGCTGAATACTCAACCAACGCAAAAGCGCTTAAAGCTATGGAAATGCTTAGAAAAGTGTATGAAAATAATGTGTTTTATCATTGCACAGCCAATTCAAAGCGTTTTGAAGAAGTACAGAGTATTTTGAGTGAGGAACAATTTCAGAAAGCTACAACAGAGTACTTTCAGTTCCCACAGGATGATGAAATCGAGGTGTAAGTATGAGACTAACTTGTTTAGAAAGGAGAAATTCATAAATGCGAAAAATTACAGAAACACATACAGGTAAAATTGTTACTGATACGGATTTGAACTTAGAGTATCTATATGTTGGCGACTACGGAAAAGAGAATAATATCAAAGCATCATTTCTTGGATATGATAAGAGAATTGATAATGTAGAACATAAGCCTGTAGATATTACTGATAAGCTCGTAGTTACTGTATCTTCACAAAAGGGTTGCCCTATGAATTGTAATTTTTGTGATTGTCCTAAACTTGGTTTTAATGGTAATGCTACGTTACCAGAGCTAATTGCAGAGATTATGTCAGGAGTTGCTTTATCAGGTATCAAACACGGGCAAAGATTGAATGTGCATTATGCAAGAATGGGAGAACCTACTTTCAATCCAAGCGTAATTACATCTGCTGAATATATTGCCACAATGCTTATGAGTGAAAATTCAGATGTAACCTTTGATACATATCATCCTGTAGTATCTACTATGATGCCAAAATCAAATAAAAGCCTTAAAGAGTTTTTACATAAATGGGTAACAACTGGATTTGTATATGGCGGAGAAGATGGATTCGGTCTACAGTTTTCTATTAATACTTTAGATGAAAATAACAGAAAAGAAATGTTCAGAAATAAATCATTATCATTGCAGGAAATTGGCGACATTATCAAAGAACTTCCGATGCCGAAGAAAAGAAAATATACATTAAATTTTGCAGTTACTTCTAAGAGCAACCTTGATGTTGATTTAATGAACAAGTATTTTGACAAAGAAAAATGCATCGTCAAGATGACGCCAATTCATGAAACTGTAGAAGCTGTAGACGAAGGATATGAAATCGTACATGACTTTGATGTGTATGAGCAGTTTGAACAGCCACTTGTTAATGATGGTTGGGATGTAATTGTCTTTGTTCCGTCTAAGGAAGAGGACGAAGACAGGATTACGTGTGGGAATTCATTAATCGCACTAGAAAAGGCAAGGTAACTTATGAAACTTAAATGTATTGCAACAGGAAGTACAGGAAACTGCTACACCTTAACTTCCAGCAGCAGAGAAACACTTATCCTTGATTGCGGAATACCGATTAAGGAGATTAAAAAAGGCTTAGATTGGAATGTCAAAGATATTGTGGGTGTGTTATGCACCCATAAGCACCTTGACCATAGCAAGTCAGTAAAAGATTTTGAAGCTATGGGAATACCTGTATTTGCACCATACATAAGCGAAAAACCTATGAAAATTGGTAATGGAGATTTTAGAGTACAGCCCTTTGGCCTAACAACAATAGACGGAAGCTGGACACACACCAATGCAGACGGAACACCTTGTCCAATATATGGCTTTCTGATAACTCACAAGGAAATGGGGCGAATGCTTTACATAACCGATTGCGAAGTTGTCAAGTGGAGGTTTAGAGACATAAATCACATTCTCTTAGGTGTGAATTATGACAAAGATTTGGTTGATAAGGATAATGACCCAAAGACAAGACATGTTTTCAGAGGTCACTTAAGCATTGACACAGCTTGCGATTTCGTTAAAGCGAATTATTCAGATAACTTGCAGAACGTCATAATGTGCCATTTATCAAGTGAAAATTCCGATAGAGATAGTTTTATCGAGAAGATGAAAAAAGTTGCTTATGGGGCAAATGTAGACGTCGCGGTTGCAGGGAAAAGTTGGGATTTGAAAAATCCTAGCGAATGTCCGTTTTAGAAAGGAGCAGAAATGGAGAGATTAACAAGAAGAAGTGCTAACGGAACAGGCGTATATGCTACACCTAGTGGAGAACCTGTTAAGTGGGAAGATAACCGCCATAATGTATTACAGAAATTGACAGAATATGAGGGCTTAGAGGAACAGGGCAGACTTATCAAGTTGCCTTGCAAGGTGGGAGATACAGTATATGCAATTGGATTTAATAATAATAAACCAATTATTTATGAATCGGTTGTATTAAGCGTACTGATTACTGAAAAAGAAATTGCTTTCAATGTAAAAGTTGATGAATTTGAAATCAATTCGCAGTTAAAACAATCTATGTTTGATAAAACTGTATTCCTCACAAAATCCGAAGCCGAAGCAAAACTGAAAGAATTGAGGGGTGAAGAAGATGAGTGATAAACAGATAAAAGAACTAGCAGAAGACAATGCTATATATGAATTTAATAAATTTAAAAAGATATATGGCAATCATACAGATGAATATGTCAGGCATTTTTACAACAAGTTAGCCGAATTAAGAAGCGGAATTGATGACGTTCACACTTGTAACTGCCAGCACAATAGCAATTCAAGAGATAATGAGCCTTGTTGCAGATGTGATAGCAGAAACACCAATGCCGACAGGATAAGGAATATGTCAGATGAAGAATTAGTAGAGTTTCTTATAACTTTTAAGAACACATTCGGCGAAGAATACGAGGGAGAAGCTAGTTGTATGGAATGGCTTCAATCAGAAGCGGATAGGAGAGAATATGGCAAGAATATTTAGAGTTAGTGGCTATTTAGTTTGCGATAGAGAAACTACAGCAAAAGAATTGGAAAGTTATTTTGATACTATGCCTGGCGAATGGTGGCAGCAGTTTCATATTGAACAGTCGGAAGAATTTAATCTTGATGGCGAAGATAAGCCAAACTGTGACCTTGCATTACTCACAAGGCATTTTAAGGCAGATAACATCAGTACAGAATTTGACAGACCTTTACCACAGAAAGGCGAGAAATATAAGCATTTTAAGATTGGCAAGATTGTTACTATTATCGGTATTTCAAGGCACACCGAAACCGAGGAAATTTCAGTTGTATATGAATATGAGAGGCATATCTGGAATAGACCTCTTGAAATGTTTATGAGCGAGGTTGATGAGGAAAAATATCCTAATGCAGAACAGAAATACAGATTTGAGTTAGTAGAAAGTGAGGAAAATAGATGAATCGTGTGATTTTATGCGGAAGAGTTGTTAGAGAACTGGAAATTAGATATTCACAGACAGCAAACGGAAGTACGGCGGTAGCAAGGTACACATTAGCTGTTGACAGAGCTTTCAAGAAAGAGGGCGAACAGGCAGCAGACTTTATTAACTGTATCGCATTTGGCAAGAATGGAGAGTTTGCAGAGAAGTATTTACATCAGGGAACTAAGATTATCGTTGAGGGTAGATGGCAGACAGGCAACTACACTAACAAGGACGGACAGAAAGTCTACACTAATGATTGCGTTGTTGAAAAACATGAATTTTGTGAAAGTCGTGCTAACCAGCAGAACAATAACAATGGAATTATGGGCGATAATGCTAGTTCAGACAGCTTTATGTCAATTCCAGATGGCGTAGCAGACGAGGGATTACCATTTAATTAAAGAGGTGTGAGTATGAAAGAGAATGAAGCAATAGAAAAACTGAAAAATATGCGATTGTTTATGCAGATTGAGGACGAGAACAACGGCTGCAAGTTTACAGAAGATGATTACAAGGCTAACGAAATGGCAATACAAGCACTTGAAGAAGTACAACAGTACCGCACAATCGGCACGTTGGAAGAATTACAGGATATGAAAAGCGATTATTCTGAAGCATTAAGTGATTGGCGTCAATATCGCAAGATTGGGACTTTTGAAGAGTGCAGGACGGCGAGAGAAAAGCAGATACCGAAGAAGCCAACCTATGAGGGTGATGGATATGCTCCAGACGGAACACTTGTATATGATACTTGGATTTGCCCTTGCTGTGGTAAGAGGTATGAGGTTGGTTATGATGATTATGATTACTGCCCGAACTGTGGTCAAAAATTAGATTTAGATAGGAGTGATGAAGAATGAGAAATTGACGCAGATAAATTATTAGAACTGATGAAAGACCAGAAAGAAAGAGAAATAGGAGCATACGCAAAAGGCATAAATGCCGGTCTGAATATCGTAAAGAGTATTATCAATGATGAAACACAAACTCCAACTGCCTATGATGTGGATAAGGTTGTAGAGCAGTTGAAAACAGACTCTTCTGTAAGATTGTATGGAAGTGGCAACAGCAATAATTATCTTATTTCTCTCGAAAGGGCAATAGAGATAGTAAAGGCAGGTAAAATTAATGGATAGAGATTGCAATAAATGTATACATCATACTACAGGAACTTGCAGTACTTTTAACTGTGAGTTTGTAACAGCTGATGATGTAAGAAATAAGGCTATTGACGATTTTGCAAAGGCTGTTGAAGATGCAGGGCTTATCTTTGCTGACAATATGTTTAAGCTGGAAGAGCTTGCGGAACAGCTAAAGGCAGGTGATAACAGTTGAATTATCAGAACATAGCAAGAGCTAAGGCAATAGAGAAAAGTAATAAGCAAAGGCTACTAAAGATAAATCCAAAACTTGATGATAAGAGTGGTATTTATTTTTTGACCAGAGTTGACGAGAACAATATTCCTTATTTTTACATCGGGCAAGCACTACATCTATCGCAGAGGATGTGTGGACACCTTGTAGGGTATCAGCACATAGATTTATCAATCAAGAAAAGAGGATTTTATAGCAAAGATAATCCTTATGGTTGGAAACTAAACTTTATTCATTACCCAGAAAACGAGCTTGATAAATGGGAACAGTACTGGATTTTGGAGTACACCAAGAAAGGTTATCAGTGCAGATACAACAAAACAGCAGGTGGTCAAGGAGAGGGTAAAGAAAAGATAAATGAATTTAAGCCATCTAAAGGCTATAGAGACGGTCTAAAACAAGGTGAAAAGAACTTGGCGAGGAAATTATCCTCTATCGCAGAAAAACACCTTAAAATCGAATTGAGAGCGGATAAGGCTAATAATAAGGTATCACAGAAGCAGTATGAGAAGTTTATGGATATATTGAAAGAAGGTAGGAACGAATGAGCGAAATTAAAGGCTATACAGCAGAAGAAATCGCACGAGATACAAAGGAAAAACTTATTAGTGATTATGAATTTTGCAAGTGTGATTTAGCTGAAATTAGACGGCATGAAAAAGAAATTGCAGATATAAGACTTGAGTACAATTCAAAGATAGTAAAGTACAGGATGGAAAGCGCAAAAAGAGTTCTTGACTTCGTAAGAAGTGAGTATAGGGCAGGTAGAATTTGCAACCTTGAAATACTATTGTGTCATTGCCAAAACAAGCTGAATGGAAATATTGATGGAACGGAATTAGACCTTGATGAGCATTTAAGAGGAGTTCCTTTTGAGAAAGTGGGTGATTCAGAATGAAGATTTTAAGTAATAAAGAATATTATCGTCTTGTGAACAAGATAGATATTCTTACTAGAGATAATGACTGTATGAATAGAAAACTTGATGAAATGAAAGAAAATAAACCTAATGATTGTAAAAGCAATGAGGGAAGTGACTTTTGCAGTATTTGCAAATTTGGCTATTTGAGAACAAGAAATCCGTTTGGGGCAGATTTTTATGCTTGCAGTAAAACAGTGTCTTGTGAAGATTTTAAGAGAAAAGAAGACAACTAACTAAAAATCAAAGAAAGGAATAGGTTGTGCGCACATAAAACCGAGGTTTCCTTTTGGTAGATTTTATGAATTTTGAAAATTATTCTTGTGACAATCAAATGTCTATATTTGACTTCACAAGAGAACCAATCAGCATAACAAAGCCTATCCGCTTGATAGAACTTTTTGCTGGTTATGGTTCACAAGCAATGGCACTAAAGAGAATAGGCGCTAAGTTTGAACATTACAGAGTTGTGGAGTTCGATAAGTATGCCATAGCAAGCTATAACGCAGTACACGGCACAGATTTCCCCACAATGGACATAACAAAGGTTCATGCAGAAGATTTGAATATTTGCGACACAAATGCATTTACTTACTTACTTACTTACTCATTCCCTTGTACGGATTTATCAGTTGCTGGGAAACAAGCCGGAATGTCTAAGGGCAGTGGTACAAGAAGCGGTCTGTTGTGGGAAGTTGAGAGAATACTGAAAGAAATCAAAGGCAGCAGCGGAGAATTGCCACAGATTTTATTCATGGAGAATGTACCACAAGTACATAGTCAGGATAATATGCCTGACTTTAGAAAATGGCTAGATTTCCTTGAAAGCCTTGGTTACACAAATTACTATCAAGACTTGAATGCTAAAAATTATGGTGTAGCACAAAATCGTGAAAGATGTTTTATGTTTTCATTCCTAGGCGAGTACAATTATCATTTCCCACAGCCTATACCCCTCAAAAAGAAGTTAAAAGACTATCTTGAGGATAATGTAGATGAAAAGTATTACATCAACAATGAAAAGGCTGACAAGCTGATAAAACAGCTTATTGACAATGGCACATTACCACAGCACAATCTTGACAGGCAGACAGGCAGACAGGCAGACAGACAGACTTGCGTTGACGGAACAATCAATAAGCCACAGCAGAGAGAAGTTGCAAACTGTATCACGGCAAGATATGACTGTGGAATCTCAAACTTGCGGTCAGACGGAAACCTTGTTATTAAGCAATCAAGCAATGCAAATTGAAAAGCAGATTGATATTGCAACAACTCTTATGGCAAGAGATTATAAAGGTTTTGGAAATCAATCTATGAATGGAGTAATTGAATGGAAGTATTAGGAAGCATATATACAGAGGTTTCAGACAGATTTCAAAAAGGCATTATCGGGGGGGGGTATTTCCCGATGCGTAAAAGCTGAAAAACACGATTTAGGAGTAATTATGGCAGAAATACAAGAAAAACGATTAGGCAATATATATTCTTTTGATGGCGGAAATTATGCTGGAAATGTTTCCGATAAAGAATGCATATCTCCCACATTAAAAACTATGCAGGGTGGAAATTCTCAACCTATGGTTGTTGCTATGCGTGGCAGAAATCCTGATAATCCGTCAGATAGAGCCGTGGGAAACCCAACGGAGCAGAGATTAGAAGTAAATATGCAAGGTACAAGTAATTGCTTAACGAGTGTGCAGAAAGACAACCTTGTTATGGAAAGCCAAGTATTAACACCAAAGCGAACGGAATACGGCAAACAGATACAAAAAGCATATGAAAGCGGTCAGATACAAGAGAGCAGACATAATATGACTGAATTAGAGCCTAGGCAAGATAATGTATCTAATACGCTGACAACAGCACAAAAAGACAATTTATTGCTTGAAAAACCACAATATCGTATCAGAAAGCTAACGCCGAGAGAGTGTGGAAGACTGATGGGTGTATTTGATGAAGATATTGACAAAATGGCGGCAGTCAACAGTAATACGCAGTTGTATAAGCAATTCGGCAACTCAATTGTGGTAGATGTTATGTGTGCTATGTTTAAAAACTTAAATATCAACCAAGGAGATACAGTATGAAAGACGAAACAAAGCAGGAAATACAGATTTTACTTGACCTACTCAAAAGCAGTCTTACAAGAAACGGTGTAAGTATGGCAACGGACAGAGAGGGCAACTTAATGTTCTTTGATACATCTGCCTATGTTAGAAGTAAAGGTAAGGAATTTGACGGATTCAGAGTTAATATTAATGATTTAGTGAAGTAACAATGTGACAGAACTTGAAGAGGTAATTATGGCAGGCAATTTTATTAAAATTGACAGAAAGATTTTAAAGTGGGAATGGTGGAGCGATATTAATACATTCAGACTTTTTATGTATATGTTGATAAGTGCCTATTGGAAAGACAGAAATTATAAAGGCAAGATAATTGAAAGAGGGTCTTTCCCCTCTTCAATATCTGAATTATCAAAAGAAACTAATTTGTCTGTAATGGAAATTCGTACCTCGCTAAAACACTTACAATTAACAGGCGAAATAACAAGCAAAGCAACAAACAAATTCACGATATTTACTGTGGTTAACTACAATTTGTATCAAACAGATAACAAGCAAGATAACAAACAAATAACAAGCAACTTAACAAACAATCAACAAACAGATAACATTCTATTAACAAACTCTATATTAAAAGAAAGTAAGAATGAAAGAACAGAAGAAATTAAAGAAGATAAGAATGCAGAAAAAGATATTACTAACGTAATATCCAAAAAGAAAAGTTATTATCCAGATGATGAATTACTTGATGAAGCATTTAACGAGTATGTGACAATGCGCAAGAGAATTAAAAAACCTATATGCACTGACAAGGCATTGCATAGGGCTATGAATACCCTTGAAAAGCTATCAGGCGGAGATAATGACTTAGCCATTAAAATTCTTAATCAGTCAGTAGACCATTGCTGGCAAGGCTTGTTCGAGTTGAAAGAAGATAATTCTAATAAACAAGGCAATCAGAATTTCAATAAGGGTGCTATTGATTGGGATAATGTGTAAAGGAGAAAAATTATGTATTCAGATACAATTTACGAAATCACAGTTAATGATAGTGAAAGAGCAGTTATTGAAGATATATTAAATATATTAGATAATTGCCCTATTGATTTGGGTAATTGTGATTATGTGGATATTTTTAGAAGCATAGTAAATAAAAGCTCAAATGTAGACGCAGATGGTATCAAAATTTTATATGAATCAGGAGGTAGCAACGCTTGACAAGAGAAGAAACAGTTAAAATCATTCGCATTATGTGTGATTGCTACCCTAACTACAAGCCTAACAACTTATCCGAAACAGTAGATGTGTGGAATATGATGTTGGAAAATTACAGTTATGAACAAGTATCAGTCGCACTTAAAGCATATATCAACTCTGATATAAGTGGATTTGCTCCAAGTATAGGACAGTTGATAGGTAAAATACAGACAATATCACAGCCGCAGGAACTTGACGGGATGACAGCTTGGGGGTTGGTCAGCAAAGCGTTACGGAATGGCACATATGGGGCAGTTGAAGAATTCAACAAGCTACCGCCACTTGTCAAGCAGGCAGTTGGTATGCCAGACAACCTTAAAAACTGGGCGACATCAGATTATCAGACGATAGAAACAGTAATACAATCAAATTTTCTAAGAACTTACGAAACGATTGTTAAGCGTGCGAACGAAATTAATCGTATGCCAGACAATATCAAATCACTTATCGAAAAAACGAATGCAAATTCGTATAAGGCTCAAATCGAGCAAAAATTCCAAAGAGATATAAATACATTACAAATTAAAGAAAATGCCCTTATCGGTCAAAATACAAACGTAGAAGCATATATTGAAGCACCTAGAGAGGTACAAGATAGAATTGACAGAATGAGAGGTTGATTTTTAGTGGAAACAACGCCAATTAGTCCACAGAAGAAATTGTATAATTACCGCCGAGAGAATGGATTGTGTCCTAAATGTGGCAAGCTGCTTGATAGAAAAGGCTTTTATTGTGAAGAGTGCAAAGAAAAACATACAGCTTATCAAAGAGAAACTAGAGAATTATGTAGACAGCTTAGAATATGTCCGGAATGCCGTAAAAATAAACTTGCAGGCGAAGAAAAGATATGTCCAGAATGTTTAGCTAAGAAAGCAGAATACAGAGCCAGTCATCCATTAAGTGATGATAAGCGAAGACGAAACAACGAAGCATTTAAACAGTATTCAAAAAACTTATACGCTGAACGTAGAAAAGCTGGCATATGTGTTAGATGTGGCAAGGTTAAAGCTGTTAAAGGCAAAGCAAAGTGTTTTGTATGCCAGAGTAAAGATAATGCTATCCACAGAAAAAGAACTGAAAATAGGCAGAATATAAAAGAATATCGCAAAGAAAATTACTTGTGCTATCGTTGTGGAGAACCTATTGACAGACCGCAAGGACAGTTGTGTCAGAAATGCTGGCAGACAGACTATGAAAGGGGTAAAAGCCTTAAGAATGATAATAGCAAGCATTTATGGCGGTATGATAATCAATTTTTAAGAAAGCGGTGAACAAATGGAAGAAGAGAAAGATGAAATTATGCAAAGAATACAAGAATTAGAGTACTCAATGCATATCCACACTTTAATTCTGAAAGAAATGCAAAAAGTTTTAGAAGAAAATGTTCAAAACCAAGTTTCAGTACAAAAAATAATAAAGAAAATTGTCAAAATACTTGATAAATAAGGAGTATGTATGAGTAAGTCAGAACAGAAAAAGTTTAAGGAGCAAATGTTACGTGTTCAGATGAATAGGATTAGTAATGAACAGCAGAAGAAAAATTTTGAATCAGCATTAATATTAATTTTATGGGTGCTGCATGATAAATTCGGTTTCGGACAGCAGAGATTAACAAAAGTACAAAAAGAGCTTAAAGTACTTATAGATAACTACAATGACGGATTATTCACAGCAGAGGAGCTTGTTAATCAGTTATACGAAGAAACAGGAATAGAACATATTAAGTTTAAATAAGGAGATTGGCTTATGAAGTTTTCAGAACTGACTAAGCCAGAACTTGATGAGATAATTAAAAATGCCAATTTTACAGAAGAAGAATTGAGAATATTCAAGTTACTATCACAAGGCAGAAGCATTACAGAAATTGCTATGCGGCTGTCCGTGTGTGATAGAACAGTCAATCGCAAGATAAACAAAATTAAAAAGAAAATAAGTAAGTTGGAGGTTATAAATGATTAGGGTTACTCAAAATGGCGAAGACGTAAAAACAGAAAACATAACTCTTTCAGACAGCTTACTAAAGATAATTGCAGAGATAATTGACAACAAGTAAATATGTGTTACAATGTGCCGTAGAACGTGATAAATGCGGCACATTTATTTATATTATAAGGAGATAAAATATATGGAATGTGTTGCTTATATGAGAGTATCTACTGAAAAACAGGCTGTTGAGGGCAATGGACTTGATAGCCAAAAAAGAGACATTGAAAATTATTGTAGGAAAAATGAGCTTGTAATAACAGATTGGTATATTGACGATGGTTACACAGGTACAAATATGGATAGACCGGAACTTCAAAGACTTGTGAATGATTGTAGCCGCAAAAGAGTAAGTTGTGTTGTTGCTTTTAAGCTTGACCGATTATCAAGAAATATGATTGACGGAATATATCTTATCGAGAAAGTATTTCAAAAGTATAATGTCGTGTTTAAATGTGTTCACGATAGCGTAAATTATGATAGCCCAATGGAGCAGGCGTACACACAAATGATGGCTGTATTTGCACAGCTTGATAAAAATACTATGATGTTGCGTATGCGTGGCGGTATGCTTGAAAGAATTAAGCAGGGTTACTGGATGGGCGGTGGCAATTTGCCGTATTGTTATTCCTACAGTAAGGAACAAGGTATATTAATACCTATCCCAGAACGTGCAGAACAAGCAAGAAAAGGTCTTGAATTATTCATATCTGGCTATTCAGATGCGAAAATTAAAGAAATTTGTGGCTTTAAGTCTGAACTTGTTACTAGAAGCATTTTGACCGGCGTTGTAAATATCGGAATGATACCTTACAAAGGCAAAATATATCAAGGAAAACACGAACCTATTTTTGATAAAGATAGGTTTAATCTTGGATTAGAACTAAGAAAGTCAAGGTGTTCAGCAAAAACTTACTGCATAACTGAACCTAATTTATTGACCGGATTATGTTATTGTGGAATTTGTGGTTGCAAAATGCGTTATCAAAAATGGGGCAGTGAAAAACATAAGATTTATTGCTGTTCAAGAAATAAATCACTTTCATATCTGCCTAATTATAATGCAAGCTGTAATAATTCGCTTGAATGGGCGGACGAGATAGAGAAACAAGTAGAAGAAGAAATTCTTAAAATATCACTTGATTTATCATCTTACAAGCCAAAAGAAAAGGCGACAAAACTTGAAATTATGCAATCACAGCTTGAAAAGGAACAGATTAAGCTAAAAAGATTGTATAATCTGTATGCTGACGGAAATGATACTGTCTTGGAAATGATTAAGGAACTGGAAGCACAGATTAAGGAAATGAAATTAAACATTGCCGCTGAAAGCAAAAACGCAATTAATACACAAAAAAAGGAGTTTGTTTATGAGAACATAAAAAAACTTGCCGACATTTGGGACAAGGTCGACAAGAAACAAAAGAACTTGATACTAAAGACTATAATTGACAAGATAGTAATTGTCAATGGGAATATTGAAATACAGCTTAAGAATTTTTAGCATAAACTTAATGCAGTTCCTATAGCATATAGGAAGTGCTAATGCCGCATTTATCACGTTTTACAATTATATAATTTCAGCATTGTCGCTTATATGTCGCACATATGTCTATTATGTGTCGCTATAAGTGATTTTTTTTATGCAAAAATGTAACTAGAAAGAGAGGTAGTGCAAATGTTTTCTGATGAAGTAAGAGAAAAAATCTTGAGCAAAGAAGAATTACAGAAACTTGACTTAGTGACATTATCT